CACCGTAAAACATGACACTCATGTTCGTAACCGCCGCCGTATTCCACGATCCAATCGCTTGGTTGAATGCAGATGCACCATAAAACATGTAGCTCATGTCGGTAACAGCCGCCGTGTTCCATGTACCAATCGGCTGGTTGAATGCACCATTGACAAACATGCCACCCATGCTCGTGACAGCCCCCGTGTTCCATGTACCAATCGCTTGGTTGAATGCAGAGGCGCCATAAAACATCCCACTCATGTTTGTAAGAGCGGCCGTGTTCCATGTGCCAATCGCTTGGTTGAATGCAGCTGCACCATAAAACATGTAATTCATGTTCGTAACAGCTGCCGTGTTCCATGTGCCAATCGGCTGGTTGAATGCAACGGCACCATAAAACATGTTACGCATGTTCGTAACAGCCGCCGTGTTCCATGTGCCAATCGCTTGGTTGAATGCAGCGGCACCATAAAACATGTGGTTCATGTCCGTAACCGCCCCCGTGTTCCATGTGCCAATCGCTTGGTTGAAATTAGTGGTATTGACAAACATATTACTCATGTTCGTAACAGCCGCTGTGTTCCATGCACCAATCGGCTGGTTGAATGCAGTGGCGCCATAAAACATCTGTTCCATGTTCGTAACAGCGGCCGTGTCCCATGAAGCAATCGGATCATTGAATGATGTCTTGGTTTGGAACAGAACGAACATGTTGGTCATGAGGGTTGTTACGATGTTATTGAACGGCACAGGTTGCGACTGTCCGGGTGGTTTAAACGACCCATTGATGCCGTTGGCATAGTCGGAAATCGCCGCCTTCATGTCTTGTTTCACCACCGCGAACCATTCCACGCCGGTGCCTCGGGGGTTGGCTTGAAAGAACAAGGCCGTTGGAACATCAACCGCGTTGCCGGTGTATTTAATGGTTGTGCCATTGGCGTCCAATGACAGAAACGGCAACATGGGCGCGGGTGCCGTAACCGTGGGCGCCAAGGGCGCTAACTTGTACTGAGAGTCCAGCGCAACGATGCTGACCGCCGTTTTGTTCGCTTCATAGATGGCGAGGTTGCCCGAATAGGCCACCGTAAACACGTACTGGTTGCTTGAATTCAGCACCATGTTGGTAATCGTGGTGGTAAGATTGCCTACTCCACCCGTCACGGTCACGCTCTTCTGGTCCTTGTCAAACTGCACTGTGATGACGTGGTTGACCTTGTTGATTGCGCCCCCAGCAGCGTATTCAAATCCGAGGACGCTGCTGACAAGCGTGGGGTTGGCCAGGCGAGTGAGTTTTTCGTTCAAAGTGCCGTCAGAGTTCGTCAGTCCCAGTTTGACGTAGAGTTCTTGAGTCCAGTTCTGCAGATCGGCCAAGGTCACGCTGTTGACCGCAACAGTTGACGGATTCACGGTGGTGCCCGTGGACTGCAGCGAACTCACATCGGTGGCCAGCGACACAACCGCATTACTCAGCGCGGCAATGCTCACGCTAGCGGTTTCGGTGGCAGAACGGGTGGCCTTGGTGGTCACGGTGGATGACAGCAACCCAAAGTCGGACTGATTCGCCGTCTGAGTCAGCGCGGTGGAAAGTGCCGCCACGTCGGTTGCAGCGGCCAAGTTTCCAAGTGCCGTCGTCACAGAACCAGCAAAGTTGTTTTCGTTGTTGAGTGCCGCGCCAATTTCGGCAAGCGTGTCCAGTGCCGCCGGTGCGCCGCCAATCACGGTGGACAATTGCAAACTGAATTGCGCGGCGGTGACTTTCAGCGCGGCTTCCGATGACGCTGTCGCAATGGATGCGGAGGTTGCACTGATCGCGGTTGACATGGTCGCCGCCGATGTGGACAGCCCCGATGCAAGGGACGCAATGGCACCCGACCGCCCGCTGATTTCGGCCGACAGGCTCGCGCTTATTGCCGCATTCGTGGACGCCAGCAACGAAGTCGCCGTGCTGATTGACGTGGAAACCGACATGAGCGAACCCGCGCGGGTCACCAATTCGGCGGATATGGCAGTACTCAATGCAGTGTCGGCTGATGCCAGATTCGTGGACGCGGTGGCCAATGCGTTGCCGACGGCCGCAAGCGATGCCGCACGCGCACTGACTTCCGACGACAGGCTGCTGGAAAGCACGGCAGTTTTGGACGACACGGCGGTGCTTGCGCCGGCTAATGCAGTGGACACCGCTGTCACGGATGCATTGAACGCGCTGACTTCTGCGCTCAATGCGGTGCTCAAACTCACATCTGCTGATGAAAGCGATACAACTGCCGCACTCAGCGCCGCCGCAACAGACGCAACTGCGCTCACGCGAGTCACCACTTCGGCCGAAAGCGCGCTGGAAGTGCCCGTGATGTCGGCCATGACGCTTGCAATCTGCGTCAAACTGGGGTTGGTGTTCAACTCGGTCGCAATTTCAGCCAATGTGTCCAGCGCGGAGGGCGCGTTGCCTTTCAGGTTGGACATGGCCGCACTCAATGCACTGGTTGCAGTGGAAATCTCGGCGGAAAGCGACGACGACAGCCCCGACGCAGCAGTGGAAAGTGACGGCAGCGCCGCACTGAGCACCGTTGCCGAAACCGACCCGACTTGGCTGGTCCGCACAGACACCTCTGTGGAGAGCGCGGTGCTCAGCGCATCGTTGGCGTTCACCAGCGAAACCGCCGCGTTACTTGCCGCAACGGCCAAGGAGGCCACTTGGCTGCTTCGCACCGAAATTTCGGTGGACACTGCACCGCTCAGGCCCGTATTTGCCAATGCCAGGCTGGATGCTGCTGCAGTTGTAGACACTGACACGGAAGACGCAGCCGTGCTTAGCGCGGATGATTCAGCCACAACCGCAGACGACATGGCCAGGTTGCTGGCTTGTTGCACTGAAAAGGCGCTGGAGGCGGCCGTGGAAAGCGAGGACACGGCGCCGCCGCGCGCACTGATTTCCACGCTCAAGGCCGTGTTTAGCGACGAGTCGCCCGCAGTCAGCGACGATACTGCTGCGCTTGCGGCGCTGGATACCAGCGACACCGACTGGCTGCGCGCAAGGACTTCGCTGGAAATCGCCGTGCTAATGGAGGAGTCGGCTGAAACCAATGAAGACCGGGCGGTGCTGATTGCACTGGAAATGGAGGCCACCGCGCTGCTGCGAGTGCTGACCTCGGTGCTTACTGCAGTGCTGAGTCCGCTGTCCACTGCAGTTAATGACGTTGACGAGGTGCTGAGCGCCGAAGAGAGGGATGCCGCTGCGCTGCTGCGCGTGCTGATTTCGGTGCTGATTTCTGTGCTGAGCCCGGAATCCACTGCAATGAGCGAAGACGCCGATGCGCTGAGCGCCGAGGACAGGGACTCCACCGCGCTAACGCGCGTGCTGATTTCGGTGCTGAGGCCAGTGCTGAGCGCCGAGTCTTTCACAATGAGCGAAGACACCGACGCGCTCATGAAGGTGGACAGCGACGTGACGGCCGAAGTCCGCGCGCTGATTTCGGCCGAAATGGAAGTCAGCAGGTTCGTGTTGCCATTCAACACGGTGCTTGCAAATGACGGGTCGTTCCCGATGGCCGTGGCCAAAGCCGTCAGCGTGTTCAGCGTGCTGGTGGTGCTTTCACCCGCAATGTTGGCAATCTTGTTGTCCACAAACGGTTCGGTGGCAATCACGTCGGCATTGTGTTTGGGTTGCGTAGTGAAGTCCCACAGCCCGGTGGTCGTCACGCTGCCGGTGGAAAACGTCATGTTGCCTGAAACATCTAACCGGTTTGAAATGGTGGCGGTTTGCATGACCGCGGTTGCCACGACTGCCGTGCCGATGTTTGCGGTTGAAATGGCTGCGTTGGCGATGCTGGCAACGGGAATGGTGGCGGTTCCGGTCAGCGTGGCGTTGTTGATGGGCGCTTTCAGCAGGTTCAAGGAGTCGTCCGCGTTTTTGCGATCCAGGATTTCTTGATTCAACACGGCCGTCAAGTCGGTGAGGTGCGAAACCACGTCCGAATTCGTCACTTGTCCAATGACAATGTTCGTGATGAGGGTGCAGTTGTAAAACGCCATGGTGCCAATGTTCACAATGTTTTCTGGAATGGTGAGGGTTCCGACGAGTTTCATCGCCATGAACGCTTTGTCGCCAATGTGTGTCAGGTTGCTCGTCAAAAAGGTGGGCGTGAGCGTCGTGTTTGAAAAGGCGGTTCTGGATTCAAAGGCCGACGTGCCGATTTGAGTGATGCGGTACGCGTTGGCTGCATTTCCGGCGCCGTTGTATGTGGCATTGGGTCCAGCATACACAAGCGGAATCTGGGGGAAGGGCCCCCAGTTGAGGTTGGTGGCTGAATAAGTGGCTGTGTTTAAACCCACGATGGACAGCGTTTTATTGGCGTCGGATACCACCGCGTAAGTGAAATTTGAATCGGTGAATGTTGCCATTGGTTACACGTTGGATGCGGTCTGGTATTATACCATTTATTTATATAAAAATAAATGAAAACATATTGAAAAAAATAACACGCACTAAATGCTGCCTCCTCGGTTGAAATATTCTTTGCGAAATTCCAGCATGTGGCTGTCGGGGATGCGGTCTCCGCGCATGAACTCCTCGGGCGTGCGCGTGCCTTCAATCAGGTTCACAATCATGAACAGCGCGTACATGCCGCACTCGGTGTCGCGTTTTTGATGCTCCTTGCGGTTTTCGTGGTACTTGAACCGGATGCCGGCAGCTCGCCCTTGTTGCGTCACGGTTTTCACAAACTCGCGGATTTCTTTTTGTGGACGGTCGCCCGTGCTGTCAAAAAAGAAAATGTAGCTGGGTTCTTTTTTGGTTGCGTCACCTATGTTGATGAACACCGACACCCAGTGCGATCCGTTTTCGGTGTGCGGGTCCGTGTTGAAAATGACGCCGATTTTGTGCGTGCCGGCATCCACGTATTTTTTCAGACTGAAGTTGCACAACTCTTCCCACACGCACACCCCCGCCAGCTTGGGGGCATTGTAATCGCTGGGCGACGGTCCCAGGAATTCAAACGTGGGGAACTTGTCTTCGTACTGCTTCATCACGTTCTCAATGTCTTCGCTGGTGAGCCATTCGTCGGGATCGCGCGTCCAGGACTTCGGGGCTTCCGGCGCAAACGTTGCATTCGCGTTTGAAACAACCGCAGGATCCACTCCCGTGATTTTCTGCATCCAGCACGCTTCGTTGCGGCACACGCTCTTCATGCGGTCCTTCATTGCTGTCCAAATTTCTTTCGGGTCGTTGGTTTCAATGCGCACGTCCGGGTGGCGCACGTTCCATCCGTCCCTCAATTTGTGCAGCGTGTCGTTGTCGTAGCATGTGAAATAATTTTCTTGAACGGGGCCGCACTTCAGACGCTCAAATTGGGGGCGGCGCTTGGTGCGATTACGGGATCGGGTACCAGCGCGTCGGGAACGCATGCGCATGCGCTTTTTCGGTTTCATGCTTTGTGATTCGTATGTACACCATTACACTACTACACTATAAAAAATGTGCAACCATTCGGGTTTATTTCTTTATTCATTTTATTCATTTTATTCATTTTATTCATTTCTTTTTGGGCTTAATGTCCTTGGTTTTGAACTTGGGGTCATCCAAGTTTATCTCTCGGTGTTTGGGAATGATGGGCGCTGCGGATGATGCCGTTGCTGGTGTGGTTTTGATCACGTACGTGTCCAGTGTCGGAACCGCCTTGTGTTTGTCAAACGTCATCAATAGTTCCAGTTTTTTCTTTGACGAATCGTTCAAAGCACCTGGGCCGTTGTCGCCATCGCCGTCATCATTGTCCGCGTTATCATTGTCCGCGTTATCATTGTCCAAATTGACCGAGTCGGTTTCCGCAATGGGCGGCAAATACCCCACCGTAACGCACTCGGCCATGTGCTCCTCCTGCAGCGTGTCGTTTTTGTCCTTGTTCCTAAAGTACGTGATGCAGGCCTTGGCATACGCGTCAAATGACTGCAGCACAAAAATGTCGTTCACCGTTTCGGGTTCCCCCTTCAGCAAGTCGCGCGTCATTTCCATAATCCTCTTTTTGTAGAAGCGCTTGGCTTTTTCGTATTTCCCGTTCAGGTCGGCTTCTTTCGCGCGCAAATAGCGCTCGTACTGCGGCTGGTTCACCATGAGGTCCAGCGTGACGTGATCCACTGCGTCTAAATTCAGATTCATTTTACAACAACAACAACAACAACAACAACAACAACAATCAAGTAATCAATTGCATATTATGTACAAATATGCAAATGCGGGGCGTTTCAGCGCGATGAAATGAAATAAACAACCATCCATCCTATCATAAATTCAACCAGTTTGATGAGTGTATGGGAAAATGTGTTACCCTTTTCCATTTTCCATTGAAATAAAAACACTCTTTTATTGAAGTACAACTGGCCAAATTGATAGATAAGATACACGATTCCCAGTGTGCGGTAATAATACGACAATGCACCAATCAACGCATGAAGCATTGTGTAATGAAATGGTTTTTCATAATACAGTGGCATGCTTATAAATACAATGAATATGTTTTTTGGCTCTGCTTAATTTTGGTTCTCTGCTGAATACACATCTTTCAGCAGCCGCGCCGACGGATCAAGAACCCCCTCGCAAAACGGGTGCCTCCAAAAATACGGAATGGTCTCGGCACGACCCTTTCCAGGAAAGCATTGGGCAAACACGGTCCGATAATAACGGCTCTCCTTGTCATACGGCGCATTGTGCTTAAACTCATCCGAGTCGTTTGCAACGCTGACTTCCAGGTCACTCACGCGCTTGTCCACGTATTCTTTGATGATTTGCACCCAGGTGCGGTCGTGCCCGCTCACGCCGTCGCTGAACGCCTCCTTGCGCCGCCACATCACGTCCTCCGGCAGCAGCCCCTCAAACGCCCGGCGCAGCAGGTGCTTTTCAACCGCATGCTCCGCGCCTTCCCCGAACCGCTTCATCCACGGCGGCAGGCTCATTATAAACTCCAAGAACGCCTTGTCGGCAAAGGGGACGCGCGCCTCCAGCCCGGCGCCACTGATGCTCTTGTCCGAGCGCAGCAAGTCAAAGTAGCGCACGTCGCGCACCATGCGCGCATTCTCTTGAGCAAACGCGTGGTCGCTGGGTGCCTTGGTGAACCCGCGGTACGACCCGAAAATCTCGTCGCTCATGTCGCCGCAGAAAATCACCACGTTGTCCGTGTTGTCGTAAATGTACTTGCTGACCAAGTAGTTACCCACCGACGCGCGCACGGTGGTGGTGTCGTAGCTCTCAATCTGGTAAATGGTGGCGTCAATGGCGTCCAAAAACTGCTGCTCCGTTAGGCACACTTCGTGGTGCCGCGTCCCCAGGTGCTCCGCCACGCGCCGCGCCCACTTCAGGTCCACCGAGCCCTCCAAGCCGACCGCGTACGTGTTCACTATCGTGGACGGCGAGTGCTTTACCACTAGCGCGGTGACGATGGAGCTGTCCAGGCCGCCCGATAGAAGGCAGCCCACGGGGCGCTCGCTCATCAGCCGCTTGCGCACCGCCGCCTCAAACAATTCGCGCAGCGTGGCGCACGCGCTTGCTTCCAACGCAGCAGGAGGTGCATTCACATCGTCGCCAAAAGACGCCGTGCCGAAATTGTAGATGTACGGCACGTCCTGGGTATCGTCTACAGTCAGCTTCGGGTAATACGCCTGCAACTGCGTTTCAAAGGTCTTCTTCGTCTTGGACAGCGTCATGCAGCACCCGCCGGGAAACTGCTCCACGTGGTCGCAGTGCTGCAGCGCCTTCATTTCGCTCGCAACCGAAATGTCGCTCTCGTAGTCGCTGGAACTGCCGATGTAGAGCGAGCGCACGCCGAACGGGTCGCGCGCAATGTGCACCAAGTCGCGCTCTTGGTCAATGAGCACCAGCGAAAACACGCCGTCCAACTCGCGCAGCGTGGCGCACATGTCGCCGTCAAACAAGCGGTACAAATGAATGACCACCTCGCAGTCGGACCCGCTCGTGCAGTTAAGCCCGTGCTTTTCAATGAGGCTGCGATGGTTGTAAATTTCGCCGTTGCAAATGAGGTCGCAGCCCATGAGCGAAAACGGTTGGTCGCCAGCGGGAGTCAACCCGTTAATAGCCAGACGATGGAACCCGATGCAGCGTTGGCCATTCATCACGAAGCGGTTCCCAACGAAGCGACTGTTGTCCGGACCCCGGTGAGAGATTTTAGCAAAATTGGATTGCAACTCGTGCAACAAGGACACGGGAATGCGTTGTCCGGATCCAATGGCTTCGTAATAAAAAATACCGCACATGATATTGATACAAATAATCAATCCAACTCTTTAAATGATTGTTCAAAAAATATAAATATATTGTGATATAACAATAATCATAGGATTACTACCGTAATGCAACAAACGCAACAAACGCAACAACAGCCTCAAATTCAACAAACGCAACGACAGCCTCAAATTCAACAAACGCAACAAACGCAACAGCCTCAATACCGCGGGTTGTCCAAACTTCCAATGCCCGAGCCATTCTACGGGGTGGCCCGCGGGGTGGCACTGTGTCAGCAAGAGCGCACCGAAGAACTCAGTCGCCGCATGCGTGAACGCAACATTCCGTCAGCCCCGCTGCAGCCTCAAATGTGTGCGCGCCCGGTCCTAACCAAGTACGCGGTTATGCCCATTCTGGACCAGCGCAAGGCAGCCACCGTGCCTCTCGCGACCTTTCCCGTGTACAATCCGGAGCACGTGTTCAACCCGGGCACCGCTGTAGCCCCGTGGTCCGGCTACGCCACGGCGGTCAACGTGGAATCCACGCTGCGCAACCAGTTTTTCGGATTGCAGCGGTGCGATCAATCCGAGTACGTGCCGTCGTCCAAGAGCGACTTGTACAATGTGCGCATTGACTCGCGTCAAATCAAGCAAACGCATCCGCTGCTGTTCCGAACGGAGCGATTTGATCCCGTGAATCCGGACTGCTTCAATCTGGCCAACCGCACATTCAACAATTCCACGCGCACCGAACTTAAGAACGTGGAATGAACTACTTATTTTATTTTATGGATTATGTATATAGCATTGTATACACAATCATAGGCGTGATTTAACTCACATGAAAAAAGGAACAATAGTTGAAGTCATTCGTAATGACGGAACCGCAGATATACATTTTTTATTTTACTGTGACAAATACATTCCTATAACTAGTATTGACCATTTGACTCCATCCATGCTAGAACCATGCAACGGTGTGACAAAAATGCAATTTCAATTTCCGTCATTATCGGATCTTCTTGGGACAGGTCAAGTCATTCCACAAGAAGTGAGCACGATGAACCGCCCCATTCAAAGAACTGAATTCATGGAGAGCGCGACACCCCCAAATTGGATTCTAGTAACCCCGTTCCCGGGTGCAAACCTTTTTCTGAATACAAAAGAATTATTCCTGAACCACATCAAGATTCAAGTGGTTCCGCAAAGGATGCCATCAATGCCTATGCCAGGACCTGCGCCAGCGCCAGCCCAACCGGAACTGTTTTCAGTACAAGATGAAGCCGTCTCTCAATGTCTGTATATTCAACAGGGCGATCAGTATCATAAAGTGAATCGGGGGCAATATTATGACATGACGACTTTCGCACCTTTGTTGCGGGTTTTGACCTGCAATGGCATGTTTAACCCGAAGCATGTAAGCGAGTTTGGATGGCCCATCGGGCCAGATGGCAGCATTGTGGTGACATTGCCTCCTGGCAATATTGTTCGCTGTGCATTCAGGCTGAATCAGGAAACCACGGATAGAGAGAAAAGGATTGAAATGACGTTTGCACGCCAACAGCCGTCCGAATTCAAGATAATTGTACCGGTTTCACATGAAATTGGCGAACCACTCTTCTTTTATCAACCCACCGGGGTTGAACCGATAACAGGATGGTCAAGTGAAACGAATTATTGCACCCACTTGATGAATGCGAGTTTGATATTGGGCCGAAATACTTCATACCATGTGAACGGGACGGATTACTTATTCACAATTGACGCGGTGCAAGCCAACCGTGATTTTTTTCATACCATGCAAGACGTGCATGTTTTTGGCCAGTTATCACTGCCGCAGTGTCCAATGGAAAATGTGGTTGCGGCACGGTTCACCGTGCCAGATGATTTATCCGATGGTGTTTGTGCACTGATGAGGGATGCAAATGCACGTGGACTGGGTGAGTTGTTTAGGTTGCCTTATTTGTACACCATTAATGTTGCAACCGGAACTTGTGTGAAACAACCCATTGATTACGTGAATATCAATCGCCTTCCGAATGAAATCAGTCTACCATATATGGATCACGAAAGGTACAGCCAATTGGTTACTCCTGAGATTGAAATGTTGTTGATGAAAAATGTCATGCATCAGATGGGGTTTACGTATAGCAAAATGGGTGCTGAGTTTCTACAGTGTCCTGAACACAGTATGTTGATTGATTTTTACGTTCGCCGCGATCAAACTAACATTGGGTTTCACTTTGACTTGACGCGCATGTTTCATGTATCCACGCTGTCATTGTTATTCTGCATGCCAGATGACATAGTGAGACCAGGCCCAATGATCGCTCCCATTGCGTTTCAAGCACAGCCATCGGTCACCCCTCCCCCCGACGTCACCACATTTACGGTGAAAAACAAAACGTGCGTAATGGTCGGCAACGCCGTCCTAAGTCATTCAACTCCAGATATGACACTTTTGACTGCGCGCGGCACACAAACGGTGCCATATGAATATACACCATCATCGCCGGAGTTTAATTTTCCAGATATGTGGGTTTCGCCGGCATTCTCTGAAGAAATGGAACGGTCCAAAGGTGTTATGCGTTCATTTTTGAGATTGTGGCACGTTGTTAGCATGCGAGAAGAAGCAAGAGAACACATCGGTGCCCCCGTGCAAATGTTTGCCACTGAAGTATTCAGGCAAGCCATTGCCGAAATTATGGCACTTCAGGAACAGTGGCTCGGTGCTCGGGCACACACGTGCATTAATGTTGGCCTGGGCGTAAACATCGGTCCACAGACCCTCAGTAGAGCACTTGCATCGGCAAAAATACAGGGCTACATCGGCGGTCGTCAGGCGACCAAGGCGTACAGTAAACTTTCTTACAGTGTCGGGTTTTCTAAAACACTGATGAATAAGAAGTCAAGCAACAAGTCAAGAGTTTCTCCCAAACGCGCGTCTACAATGTCTAGCATGAGAGAAAAGATCCGCACCAAACTGACCCTTCTTAAATCCATTATTACAAATGCGGATCGCGATGTTATCATTGGCACTGCATTGCGTCGCAGCAGCAGTCGCAGCAGCAGTCGCAGCAGTCGCAGCAGCAGTCGGGGTACAAGACGCGCATCCACTGGTCAAATCGCGAAGAAACAAAGCTCGGCAACCCGTAGAAGGCCACAGTCATTGTAAGTACACCACATTGTCTCTAAAAAATAAGTAGGGATATTGCTGTGTTTGTCGTTGCGAAAACTTTGGTAAGTGTAAAATGTAAAATGTTGTGTTGTTTTCATAACATTTTACAATGGGCATGTGTATGCATTGCATGTTCCGATTTAGGATTTAGAGGGAGCCGAGCATGGCGCTGACGTAGCCCGACGTGTAGTAGTACACCACGGCGAACACGACGGCGTGCACGAGCGCGACCACGTGCTTGGAACCGTTGGGTGGGATGCGCAGCAGCACGTTGGGGCTGAGCACGTAAAAAAGGAAGACAATGTAGAGCAAACTGGAGAGATTGGCCATTATGATTATGATGGATGTGTCGTTGGTTATATCTTATGTTGACAAAAAAAATAAATTAAATACTGAAATGCTAAATGTTTTTCAAAATGGGGTTCTTCAAACTGGTTTTCAAAAACGTTTGATTTTCATTGTTTTATTTTTGTAAGGCGTTTTCATTTTCAATGACATGTCGGTTTTTTTTATGCTTTTTATTTTTCGTAAAAAAAAGGTTTTCAAATGCTCCATTATTTTTTTGCTGATGATTGCGTCCACTGCTTGTTCAATCGGATTTTTCGGGACATGAGTTGTGCTAAATCGGTGCATGAAGTGCAACATTTGGGCGCGAAACTCGGCCAAAGTTGCATTTGCATCGCTGACGGTGGAACGCAGCGCGGGCGTCTGCAGGAACCGGTTCAACATGGTATCTGCGCTGAGATGATGCACGTACGGCTTGACATTAATGTAATACACCCGCGCGTGCTCCATTTTGGCGTGCAGCTGGTCGTCCAAAAAACACACCTCCACGTTAGACGGCAGTTTGGTGCAGCGCAGCAAGTCGTCGTACGTCTTGTCGTGGGTGGTGCGACCCACTTCAATGATCTGGCCGTTCACCTTGAATGCCGCCACAATTTGGTCAAACAGCGGCTCGCCCAGCTTGGATTCCACGTATCGGGTGATGTGCTCCACCCAAATGCGCGGGCCGCAGTTGTTTGTATAAACCAGCACGCCCGCGCATTCTTTAGCGGACTTTTTCAGTTTCAAAAACTGCAGCAGCTCTAAAATGTGGGGGCGCAGGAATTCGGGGAATGTATCCATCAGCGTGTTGAAATGTACGTACTGCATGTTCACATCGTTGTTCCAAGCAAACCGGGTCAGCGCGTCACAGAACAAGCCCAGTTGCACAAAGTACCCGATGGTTTCGTCCACGTCCAACACCACGACCTTGCTCTTGTTGCCGCTGAGTTGCAGCCGATGCATGAATGCCGAAATGGTGGGCGCCGAAATTGTGGGCGCCGAAATGGATGCCATGTCTAAACCTTAAATAAACTATGTTGTAAAACCACAGCAGCGGTTTTGTATTTTATTTATGCGACACTTTAACTATAATGAATTTATATTTATTTTTGCAAGTATTTTTATTTGTGTGTAATTAATCCCCCACTCTTATTTCACATTTTTTTTATGCGTGTTTAATAGGTGATGATTGTTTAGGGAGGCGTGATTATACATCATTGGTGCGCTACATGTCGGGTTTTTCACCATCCATGACAAAGTCGGATTATCAAACGATTCTCTCTTATTATAAACTGCCTTTTGAAGATTTAAGCAACCGCGAATTAAAACGCCAGGCAGAAAACATTTTGGCCACCAAGTTGTGCAAATGCATTAAAGCTGTGGAGAAAAAAACAAATACGCAAAACGCGATTTCGCTTTGCACTGCCAGCGTGTTTGGCAAGAAGGGATTAAAATATTATGACATGTCGTGCAAAGGAAAGGCACGGCTGTTGCCTCGCAAACGGCATCCCCCATGGGTGTTGTCCAAAACGCGCAAACTCACCACTCCCAAAAAGAAATAGTGCGAATTGCGAATTTACTCGTCGTCTTCGTCTTCGTATTCGCTGTCTTGGCCACTGTCCAAATGATCCATCGCCACCAAAATGATGCGTTCTTGATCGGTGAGCCGTTGGAAAATGAGGCATTCGTCCATGCTGACGTAAAACATGGCGGGGTTGGGGTGTGTTTTACACAGGAGCAGCACGCCTTTTTGCCCGATTTTTATGTCGCATATGATGGCTCCGCGAGCCAGCGCGATGCGTTCCGGATTTTTCAAGTCAATCCAACGAATGTATGCTCCGTGCATCACGCCGTCCAGGTCGGACACGTGACGGTAGTCTTTCAGTTTGTTCATGTAGTCTTGCAACACTTCATCAGAGAGACTCAACATTCGCAAAAACCGTAATTTTTCTTCAATGATCTTGCGCGTATTTAGTGTGGAAATAGAGGCGTTGTTTTCATTTTCTAGCGCCTTTTTGAACAACTTTGAATCACAAATTGACATGAATGACCGACCACTACTACTGCTACTACACATATAACAATGTTGCATTTATATTTTTTGCAAACGCAAACAATATAAACCTAGTGCGGCATATAACCGAAGCACATATACATATACATAAAATACGCCGTAATTTTTATGTTCAAACACATAAAGACATTTGCAACAACACTCTTTCACAAACTCATGAATGAATCAATCATGATGCATTACAATCATGCATCTGCGCCTGCAGCTGTAGTAGATGTAGTAGCTGAATCAGAACCAATTAATGTCGTTGTGTTGGATGAACAAGAACCTGTCATGGTTGCACAAGAGCCACAAACACAAGAACAAGAGCCACAAACACAAGAACAAGAACAAGAACAAGAGCCACAAACACAAACACAAACACAAACACAAACACAAACACAAGAACAAACACAAACACAAGAACAAGAGCCCGTTACACAAGAGCCCGTTACACAAGAGCCCGTTACACAAGAGCCCGTTACACAAGAGCCCCAAAAGCGCATGTTTGCAAACCCGTTGACGTTGGCAAATGTGCTTTTCAAATACGAGCCCAGTGAAATGACGGTCGTTGAAAAATGGAAAGCAACCATGCGTTCGGAATTAAACATGAAAGCAACAATGGCTGCATTGATTGGATTGATTCAACAACTTTGCTTTTTCACGGATCCAACCCGACGTTTAATGCGCTTGTACGAATTGCACAGTGATGACATTGTGAAAATGATTGGAAAAATAAGGCGTCGTCCTCATCTCATGATCAATACAGATCACATTGACGTGAACAATCCCAGCATGATATTCGCCCTGTTCCACAAAATGAGAAAAATCATCGGCATGTTTCAAATTCGCAATTTCATGGTGCGCGTGGAACACGCTTTTGACAACTCTCAAATATGTTCCGAGCACTACGTGGTGAACCGCTTGATCAAATGCGGATATCCAGTTGGAATTGACGGTGAGCACCACGTCATCGTTCCGGTGTGCGTTCAGTTGAACAGTATTGAAAAAATACCGCCTGATGCCCGCACCATATTTCACCACATATCATACAGCATTCAACCCGTGCTGTCCTATTCGCAAACCATTGACGTGTGGCACCGTCGCACCAGGCCAAACAATGCAGTCATCATGCAGTTGTGCGTGCAAATGGCAAGAGCCCTGGTTCATTTGCACACGCACAACATTGTGCATGGCGACATTAAGCCCGGAAACACGCTCATTGAAGTCGTGGATGCAGCCACAGACGATGAATCCACTGACGATGAATCCACGGATGCAGCCACGAATGCAGCCACGAATAAATTCATACTTTACGTGATTGATTACGGCATGTCGGGCCCACATGGTGATAGTGAAGGCACTGGCGGAACCAAACCGTTTTGTGCCCCGGAAACCGGAAACGGGTGCAAAAAAAATGAAAAAAACAATGATTCTTATCATTGGGTTAAAAATAAAAAAGAACACGACATGTGGTCATTTGGTTTGATGTTTTTTACAATGCTTGCCCTCGGCAAGTGCTTGTATCATCCAAAAGACTATCCGGACGATTTTTTTGAGGATGAGGACGGTCACGTGAATGCATCGCAATTCAGCAAAATTCAGGATGCACCCACCCGCAGCTTATTTGAACGCACCTTGTGTCCGGTTGAAACCCGATTGACTGCAGCTGAATTCATGCATGAAGTCCTTAAGTTAAGTTGATTGTTGTTGTTTGGGGTGCTTGTGCTTGTGCTTGTGTTTGGGGTGCTTGTGCTTGTGTTTGTGCTTGTGGTGCTTGTGCTTGTGTTTGTGCTTGTGGTGGTGTTTGAGCGGTTATTTTTTTTTCAATGGCGTCGCGTTTCACGTTTTGCTGCTGCAGCATCCACATGCAGAGCTTGTCCGCGATGCTGATGGTGTTCATGTAGGTGCGGTACTTGAAGCAACAAATTGTTGGCATATCCGATGTAAACTCCATGCTGCACCACCAGTACGCCGGGATGTAAATGATTTGCCCAGCGCTCAACTCCACATCCATGGTCTTGATTTTGTCAAAGTCCGCGCGGTACTCCGCTTGTATGTGCCACGGGTTCACCGGCGACCGGAACTCAAAATTGTCGTAGTCGGCCACGGGGTACAGGTACTTGCTGGCGTGCGGGGCGATGAGTCGCAGCTTCACGCTGCCCTGCGTCACCAAATAATAATTACGGTAATTCAGTTCGTATCGCAGTGGGGTTTGGGTACCCGGTGACGCGCACATCACGTCGTATGTGCATTTGGACACCATGGGCGGGCGCAAAAATGCGTCGTTGTATTTGAATGTTTTCACGAGCCCGGTTTCTTCCAAGAAATCGCCGTTATTTTCGGTCACGTAGCGCGACTCCTTGTCGCTGTGGAACGTGTCGGCCACGGCGTGCAGAGTAAGCGGCACGTACAAATCAGTTGCGTCGGCTTCATCAGCAGCGTCTTTTACGTTGCGAAGGCGCACGTCAAATGCGCCGTAAGTGCTTCGGATGGCAGGCAGCGTGCACGACTCCATGAGCCGCTCATTCGCATAGTCAAACACCACGGGCTGCCGCAGGTCGCACACCTCTTCCAACTTGTCTTTGGACGGTTGGTCTATTTCATACACTTCCAAGTCGTTGCTGGTCTTCAAATGGAAATGGATGTGCAAGTAGATGAACAACACCACACAAAATATGAGAACCGCAAACACGGATTGCATTCAATCAATATGAGTGGAACTGATATCCAACGTTTAAATGCTTATTTATATGCTACAATAATTTCATATAAATTTAACGAAGGGATATGCGCACTGTGTGAATCATTTATCCACAATTTCAAGCGCAATGTTATCGTTTCCTTGTGCTTCCTCTTCTTCTTCTTCTTCTTGTGTTTGTGCTTGTGCTTGTGTTTCCACTTTTAATTCTTGTGCTTCTTGCGCGACTTGTGCTTCTTGTGCGACTTGTGCTTCTTGCGCGACTTGTGCTTCTTGTGCGAGTTGTGCTGCTGATACTGGTTGCACTGGTTGCACTGGTTGCATTCCTTGACTTTGCGAAAACAGTTTCAACAGCATGATGTTCATTTCATTGATGGTTTTTTGCTGAGCATATAATAACTCTCTCAACTCGCGGTTTTCGTCTTGAACCACCTCCATTTGTTCAATGATTTCAGACAAGTTGGAGTTGGTCATGATGTTGTCCACGATGCCGTTTACAAATTCAGGATCCGACATGAGCTGTGGTTTAGAAATGGAGGTGATGTCGTTACTGGTTGAAAAGTTTCCCACCCCATTTTCAATGCAGTTCAGTCGGTTCTTAATTTCATCAATGGACTGTCCGTGCTGAAACAACAGAGTGTCCATTTGTTTCATGACATAGATGGGCGGCGCCGGCCATGTCAATTTCACTGGGGCTTGTTGTGCTTGTTGTTGTTGTTGTGGTTGTTGAGGCTGTTGGTTCTGGTTCTGGTTCTGGTTCTGGGGCATTTGTTGGTTCCGGTTCCCTTGAGGCTGCATTTGGTTTTGGTTTTGGTTCCCTTGAAGCATTTGTTGCTGCATTTGTTGCATTTGTTGCATGCGCAGTTGCTGTTGCTGCAAAAACTGCTGTCGCTGCGCAGGCGTCAAATTCGCTAAAGATGGTTGACCAGGAGCCGAAATGGGTCGTTGCATTTGTTGCTGCTGCGGCGGTGCTTGTTGCATTGGTTGAACCTGATTCGCACGACGCTTCTTTGCCGCTGAAATGGAAGCCGAACTACTCATTGGTGTGGTATAGTATTGAATATAAATGCTATAAATGCATGTGACACTATTATTTTATATTCTTTGCGCATTTAAGCATATTTTGATGCGTTCATGCGTTCATTGTCGCATCGTCATTGGAATGGTTTCATGGCATTGGTACCCCTGCACTTCAAAGTCGCCGACTTCGTAGTCATCTATGTTGTCATGCAGCGCCCGAATGGCGATTCGCGGGAACTCGTGCGGCTCCCTGGTCGCCTGGAGTTGCAGCGCCTCCACATGATCATCATAAATGTGCGCATTTCCCAAATGGTATATGAACTCGTGCGCGTCCAGGTCGCAGTGGTGCGCCAACAAGTGGGTCAGCATACTGTACGACGCAATGTTGAACGGCACGCCCAGTCCCACGTCCCCGCTGCGCTGATACAGCGAGCACGACAGCTTGGTGCCGTCGGTCACGTGGAACTGCATGAGCACGTGGCACGGCGGCAGCGCCATTTCATTCAGCTGACACGGGTTCCACGCTGAAATAATTAGCCGTCGCGACGTGCGCTGCTCAGGATCCTTTAGCGCATCAATCACGGACTGCAGTTGATCCACGCCTTTTCTAAGGCTTTCATCTTTGTTGTCATTGGATCCGGATCCTTCATAATCGCCACCAAAATTCCGCCACTGGAACCCGTAAATGGGTCCCAAGTCGCCCTCAACCCGATCAGTTAAACCGCGGCTGTCCAGAAATTCGCGCGACGCATTGCCGTCCCAAATGTGCACGCCCTGCGCCTGCAGCAGCGCGTTGTCCGTGTCGCCGCGAATGAACCACAGCAACTCCTTTAGGCACGTCTTCCACGCCAGGCGCTTCGTCGTTAGGAATGGCACGCGGCGATCATTTAGCGAGAAGTGCATGGCCGCGCCAACTGCGACCAACGTGGTGCCATTGCGACCTTTTTCGGTCGTGCCCTCCGAGAGAATATCGTCAATCAAATTCAGGTACTGGTTTTCTTCGTGCCGCAAGGGGAATTGATTCGGCATCGGCTCTCCGGTGGTGTGGCGGTACTTGTTGTACTCTGCGAGGTTTTTCAACATGAGTTTGAAGGTGTTAGTGTATGAAGTGTGATTGCAAATTGTGTAAATGATCATGATGGCAATGTTTTATATGGTTGTTACCGTTTTCATTTTAATTTTCTCTCGTCATTGTAAATATAGAAAGGTTGTTATGGACGCCATTGAAATCACAGCCAAGGAAACCGCTTCCGCGGGCGGCGGCTTCTTTAAGCAAGTGTTCAAGCTAAACGAGGACGCGCAGGGCGAAGTCCTGAACATGATGCAGTACGTGGCCATCGGGTTCATTCCCGCCATCATCGTCATTTACGTCATTCGGTACTACGTGCCCGACCCCGATGACGACAAGGGCAGCTTGACCATTCTGGCCGAGATTTTCGCGCAGACGTTCGGCATGCTGCTCGGCATTTACTTCATCCACCGCATCATTGTTTACTTCCCCACTTATAGCGGCATCAAGTACGAGCGCTTCCACATCGTCAACATCCTCTTGGTGTTTATCATGGTGCTCTTCTCCATTAAGACAAAGCTGGGTGAGAAGGCGCAGATCCTGGTGGAGCGCGCGGTGGACATGTGGTCGGGGAACAAGGCACAGGGTGGCCCCGCTCAGGGGCAGGGCCAGGGCCAGGTGCGCGTGACGCAGCCAATTACGGGATCCATGGCGTCGGGCGTGCCCATGACGGCGCCACCCCCTCCCCCGCAGCTCACAAACAACCGGGCCCAAATGGGTGCCATGAGCGGCATGGTGAAGGACTTTAACGCCATGTACTCCGGCGGCGGGCCGCAGCAGCAACAGCAACATCAACAACCAATGATGGATTTTGAGCCCATGGCCGCCAATGAAGCGGGCTGGGGCAACTCTAGCCTCTTTTAGACGGGAACCAAGGTTCCCGTAAACCCTCCTTGGACCCCCTCGTAAACCCTCCTTGGACCCCCTCATAAACCCTCCTTGGACCCCCTCGTAAACCTTCCTTGGACCCCCTCGTAAACCTCCTTGGACCCCCCTCTTCCTTTTATAAATATTTTATGTACATTATGTATAACACTGTAAAATATTTATTACGCGCTTGGAAAAATGCAAGCAGTATTTAACTATTTAATTGATCAATTAAAAAATCCAGCGTCCGCCTATGCAAAAAATGCAGCGCATATGTTGACTATTGACCCAACACGTTTACCAACTGTAATTGAAAGCCGCATGAGTCAAACTCCAAACTTTTTTGATTCCATCATGAGTATAAATACCAGAAATCATGAGGCACAGTTTGAACGTCAATTCGCTGCAAATAACTGGGTGCCTCCAGATTTATGGATTACGTTTGTTGAAAAGCTTGGGAAGGATCTGAAACAGCAGGCACTACTGCAACAGCAGCAAGTGCGACAGGCACAACTGCAAGAGCAGCAACTGCGACAGAAACAGCAGCAACTGCATCTAACACCAGAACAACATGCAAAACTACAACAACAAACACGCTTAATGCACGAAAATTGGGACAGAATACGTACCAAGTTGCAGAATTGTGAAGATTATCATACTAAGTTGTTATCAAAACTTTTGAATATTCCTTGCGATATTTTTAGGCATATATTAACTTATAGAGGCGAAAACCTTGCAGAAAGTTTATATAGCAATGAACTTGATGTTGCCGAAGAGACGCGTTTTATCAGTGAGGTTGTGAATCCTGGATTGCAGGAGAATGGTACTTCGTTAATAGATCCAACTAATTGGATACATGTTATTAATTTTTTGCGCGAGTCGTTAAGACTTCCATTTACACAACCAGACGAATCTCATGAGAATCAAGATACGTCGCGAATGTTAGAACCATCCCCAGACCCACGCATGGGACGACCAACACCCCTTACGGGTGTTGGAAGGAGAGGCCAGGATATAGTTGGATCGCATGATTTGGACCAAATAAAAGCGTATCTTAATAAAATTATTGATGACAGAGTGATGTTTAGAGAGTATATAGAATTGATTAGGAACGTCATAGGTACACAACTTACACCAATTACACCTGCAGAATATGAACAATTATTCGGTGGTGCATATAGCCCCCAATTAAAATTACTGCCAGTCGAAAATGTTTTATCAGAGTCATTCAATAGCAAAGGTTTTGATAAAACACTTGTAGATACAGCATTTCAATATGCATGTCGTGCTTATCTTCATGCTGATCGTACTGATCATCGCATTCTATCTGAACTTGAACGTAATGAACCGGAACCAAAACGACTTTATGTGATTGCGCGCTTGATGCTTCATTTTTTAACGTTTCGGTTTGATCGTACTGAAGGCATGCATCTTGGTGGAAAAAAATCGCGTTCCAAAAAACGTGGTCGCAAGTCCGTGCATCGTCGCAAAAAATCCAGTCACAAGAAACGCAAGTCCAAAAAAAATTGAAAGCATTTATAATGGTTAATCACAATGACACGAACAAACAAACACACGATACAAACAATGCCCGCGTTAATTGAAGAGATTATCGTAATGTCAGGATCATTCGCATTCATCTTCGCAATTCTGATTTGCTGCATCAACAACAGCCCGCGGTCACCAAGAGTAACGCCAAGAGTAACGCCAAGAGTAAGACAACTTCACAACAAACGAAGATAACAACAAGTGTCGCGTGACATGCTTGCAATCCATGTAAAAATACAAAAAAAATTGATTAGAGTTGAACCCCCATTTTTTTAGACGCAATCAACTCATGGCATCTAGTGCATTTGAAGTAGAAACAACCGGCATTTTGATCACCCCCGTTGCAAAGGTGATCAAATCAAAAAACTCGGGGTCGCCCGATTCCCGTCGCGACTACGACGAGCAATGTGTGCGATTCATGCGCGGCCAGCCCATGTGCTGGGACGACGACAAAAATAATAATACCAAGGTGGGCGACATTTTCGGGTTTTACAAGGGCGGCGACTGCGTGGAATTCCATCGCGTGGAAGCCGTGTATGATCCGTCGCATCGCCTGCCGTCGTGGAGCAATAACGTCGGCCAACAAGGGCGCAACGTGCTCATGCTGTCGTGCACCATGTGCATTGCATCATGGTGCGACTGGGTCAAGTTCGGATGGCACGCCAGCGGCTCGCTCCTCGGAACGCAGCGCGTGGCCAACGATCAGTCACGCGTCCAAATGGTCCAGTACATCAACGACATGTTTCGCAAAGGCACCGAAGTTTGAAGGAAGCGGAAGTTTACTGTTTTGCGGAAGTTTACTGTCCCCCTCAACCCTTCACCAATCCAAATCCATACACCTTCCAAAGAACAACCGACACGACACTTCCTACGATGAACCCGTTGCCAACTGATTCCAATGTCTTTCCAAATAAGAAATAGGCAATCGCGGGAAAGAGGATATAAGTCAGAACGGCGTAAAACGCCATAACACCGGCGTATTTTGTAATATTGAAGTTCATCTTGTTGTTGTCTTGTTATGAAGTATCGGGAGAAATAAAAATACAATAATTTTTCATTCACTGCTTCACATTAAACCAGTGCGAGAAAAAGTGCATCACCGTGAGCGACACGACGAATATTAGTAAGAACTGCACGGGTGCCTTCAAGAAGTTTTTCCGGTAGCCCGTAATGGCGTGCGTTTCCTCTAAATACACGTCAAACTGACTCACGGCCAAAAACACGGTGGTGATGATAATCGCCGTTGTCAGCGTCTTGTAAAACAGGGGGGTCATTGCAGATTAACGATATATATTACACCATCATTTTTAATATCGGCATACAGTATGATGCGTTGCAAATATGATTGTCAAGCACGAACGCAAGGGCGGCATTGACGTGTACTACGTCAAGAAAAATATCACGGATGCCGGCATGGAAAAATACAAGCACCAATTCGTGACCCCCTCTCTCATTGACATCATCCTGAACCACGACGCGGATGTGTACACCGACGACGGCCGCCTCCTTCTCAAATTTAGGAAGGGCAAGCTGTCCAAGGACAAGATTGACACGTTTTACGAAAACATGATTGACTTTGCGCGCACCACGTCCACGAATCGCAAGCTCACGTCGGGACTCAGGACCGCAAAAAAAGTAAATTCGGCAAAAGACCTCGCCGCAATGACCAACATCGTCGGCTACTTTGACTCGCTCGGCCCCAGCCAGAAGGCCATGCTGAAAAAGCACGGCATGAAGCTGAACCCCGCCGTGCGCGAAACGCGCTTCAACATGCTGTATCCCGACAAGTTTAAGAAATTGATCCCCCTCATCCGAGAGATTGACTCTTATTACGAGAAAATAGTGCCCGACCATTACAAGAAGCAGCACCGCAAGGCCAAGCAGACGTACTTCAAGATCGCCGACACCGCGTTCACCACGGTCACCACCAATGTGAATTACAAGACGGCAATTCACACGGACCGGGGCGACGATGCCGAGGGGTTTGGCAACTTGGTGGTCATTGAGCGCGGCAAGTACACCGGCGCCGAGACGTGCTTTCCGCAGTACGGGGTCGGCGTCAACGTGCGCACGGGCGACGTGCTGTTCATGGATGTGCACGAATGGCACGGGAACCTGCCCATCCATCTGGAAAACAAGGACGCCGTGCGGCTGTCCATCGTGTGCTATCTGCGCCATCGGCTGTGGGAAAAAACGCGCGGGAAAACGAAGAAGTTCATGAAACGGCACGTGGCCACTTATCGCAAGTTGCATGCTTTGACCGCCGACGCCAATAAACCCTCTGCCAATAAAGGCGGTGGTGACAAAAATGATAGTGGTGGAGGTGAGTTTCTATTTGGGAATAATGAAATTAATGAAGGCATGGCTTATTGAATAAGACATCTATAAAAAAAAGGATCACCCCCGATCCTGTTTTTTTTGTTTTTTTTTGGTTTAGAGGTTTGTTTTGGTTTTTTTTTTGGTTTTTTTGGTTTAGAGGTTTGTTTTGGTTCAAGCCCATTCAATTTTGATCAAGCGTGCATTGCCCGAGTTCTTCAGCGATTTCAGTTCACGTCCGGGTGCTTTTGTGAGTTTCAAAGTTGCACCGTGTTCGCGTCGGATGTATTCATAGATTGCACCGCCGCGTTGAAGTGCCTGCATGATTTCCACCGTCACAATGATGCCCTTCCATGCCGATACTCCATCGTGGTTGGAAGTGACGCATTTGGGGCGCTGCAGCGAGTCCTCCACTTGCGACGCGATGATGAGGTCGCACAGGTTCCTCTGCATTGTCTCAGCGTTGTAGGAGGTTTCAACTGCCAACGGGATGCTGTATCCACCGTTGCCGATGACGACCGAGCCGTCCTCTTGCTGCGTGTGGAACGTCTCCAGGCCGCTCGTGTGAGCAATGCGACCATGCATTTGTTGCTGCGGGCTGGGAGCACGAGTGCGCGTGTAGACGATCAAGTCACCGCGGTGGAACCCGTGCGACGCACTGAACTGGTTCGTATTGCACCGCCACACATTGATTTGCACACCATCCTCGTCATTTGATTCAAACCCGCAACCAGCGCTGCCAGGGATCATTGCAATCTGGTTGTCAATGGATTCGCGCACTTTTTCCGGCACGTCACGGTAAGTCACATTCAGGCGACCCGTGTTGCGGTTGACAAAGTACATGTAGTTCATGCGGTCATGAAGGCGCGTCGTGATCTGTTCGTGGATTTCGGCGGTTTGTTCGGCGCAGTTGCAGTTCTCAATGTCTCCGGATTGAAACGCCGTCTGAATGGTGCGAATCGCAAGGTCGCGGTCATACTCGGGGGCATTGGGATCCATGGCGTCATCCTCGTCGGCATGGTTGTGCCTGTGGCGAACAATGATTGGCATGTTGTAGTACCACCCGTTGACGCACTGACTGGTTCCAGCAACCAAATTCTTGCCACTGCGGGGCATCACTTGCAGCTCATTGTCGGGGGCTTCCATCATGTCCACGTATCTGCGAATGTCATCCATCTTGACCTTGCGGCTGATGTACACCCGGATGTTCATGTTGTCGTGGTAGCCAAACATGCGGCCCAACAGCGCCTGCAACACCGTGTCGGTTTTGGAGCCCTTGGATGTTTCAACGACGAACGAGATGTGGTCTTTGGGTACGCGCTTGCCCATGCGGCACATGCCGCGGATGAAGATCACGGTATTGCAGTGGGGCGCGACGGCAAGTTCGTCCATGGACTGCATGCTGCCGGGCTGGTTGTATTTCGTGTTGGCGTCATACACGCGATGCGCCCAACCGAGTTCTCCGGCCACACGAATGCACTCGGACATGTTGTCGGAACCACTGGAATCGCGCACGCGCACAATGGCGTATTTGGGAGCCTCCGTGAAGGGGGCTTCTTGGATGGCCTGTGCCACCACTTGTGCCTGCGAGAGCCGGGGGTCAAACTGCACGATGGCGCCGGAATCCAGGAACTGGCGCGGGCCCTTGTATCCTTCGGCGGGCTCAAGGCGCACGATGCGCTTCTTTTGACCGTAATGGTGATAGTTGCTGAGCTCGGAGAAGGGGGTGGCAGACACGGTCAGCACGTAGTTGTTGCGTTCGCCTTCCAGATTGGAAACGTCGGCATCGGCCGTGATGTGTTGGCTTTGCAAGTACTTGTGAGGACGGTTCGTCTTGTCTTGTGCGCAGTGGGCCTCTTCCCAGATGATGAGCGTGTCGCAGGCGATTTGGGGATGCGGGGCACTGTGCGTGAGATCCGCGCCGCACAACACCTCAATGCGTGACTCCAGATGGGCAATGGTTTCTTCAACCATGTCCGGGTGGCGAACCTCGTTTTGCACATAGAGGCGGATGAAGTCGGTTTTGGAGGCACGGAGTTGATCCGACAACTCCTTTTCCGCATTGCCGCAGATGATTTTCACGTGCTTGATTCTCGGGTTGGTGCAGAGCACGTTGCACGCGACGTAGTAGAATGTTTGGGTCTTACCGGATTGAGGGTGTGCGACGAGAACCGCCCAGTGGTACTCATCATCCTTGAAGGCAGCGATGATCTTGTTGGCGGCGGCGATCTGGTTCGGGTAAGCCATGACTTGTTGTTCTTGGACTTCTTGTTGGACGTCTTGGACTTGGACAGGGGCTTCTTGTTGGACTTGGACAGGGGCTTCTTGTTGGACTTGGACAGGGGCTTCTTGTTGGACTTGGACAGGGGCTTCTTGTTGGACTTGGACAGGGGCCCGACGCTGAGCAGCTGGAATGTATTTGCCGTTTTTGTCGTACCGACCGGCATACTTACCAGTCATGACGTAAGGTTTTCTTTTGCGGCCAACAGCGGCACAATCAGCGGCAGAAGAAACAACAACAGCGGATGCATTGGAAGCAAACATATTGTTTGGAAGAATTCAACAACTTGTAAAAGGGAAACACTGATTTAGGAAATAAAAAATTTGAAAGCTTTCAATTTTTTTTTCAACGTATGGAATCTGCGGTTGACGTCGGGTGGATTTTGGACCGCATTAATTAGTCGGATATCATATGATGTATTTGCAATATTTTTTGCTCTTTTGTCGTCGTTTCTGTTGATTTCGTTGCTTTCGGCGTTTGCTTTGCCGTTTATATTTGCTTCCACCACCAAGTGGATATAATGCTTCTTCTGTTTCTTCACGTTGTTCTTGGTTCAGGTTCATTTGAGGTTGTTGTTGTTGTTGTTGTTGAGGTTGTTGTTGTTCTCGTTTTCGTTGTAAAGCAATCAGTTTATTTTTTAAGGTTTCATAATTTTTAATTTCTTCACCAGTTGGAACATATGCATTAACTGCAACATTGCTTTTTGTTTTTTCAATCATGTCAACCATGCCCTCCAATAGTTTAATTTGAAGAAGTGTTGATAACTGTTTTTCAACCTCTGGACTTAGTGTTTGTTGTCCTTGTTTTTGTTTCATATACTTGTCCCATTCCAAAACAACCGGTTTGGTCACATATTCAACAATGAATCCAAGAAATTTAAGTTTACACAGGATTAAATTGAATTTTAATTTGAAATCTGCTTTTGTATCCTTTGCATCATCATACGATTGGACATTAGCAAATTTATCCGAATCATTTTTTTTTAACTGTTTCAAAGTAGTAGCATCAATCAAACACCCAGCCAATGGAGTAGGAAAAGGTTCAAATTGTGCAAATAATTTTATAAATTCATCTTGAACATCAGGTGTTATGATTGATCGATTAATGCCACGAAATTGTTTTATTGATTCGTAATTTGAATGAGCCACAAGTGCAAGAGGAGGTTCAGAACCTTCAAATTTGGGTCTAACCCGTCCTGCTGGTAATGGATCCATATCGTAAAAAGCATTGAATCTTTGGCACATCACTTCATCAAATGTTGAATTTGATTCGTTAGATGCTGTTGCTACTGCTTTTGATGATGAGCTGTTACCCATGTTTATGCAATTTATATAATGTAATATTATTTTTATTATTTTCGTTTTTTTTATTATTTTCGTTTTTTTTTATTCATGCATTTAAAAAAAAAATTGAATCTGTTTTTGAAATGCTAATCCATGTCAGAGTTATACTATCAGAACATCAGAATCAGAACAATGTTTGCCCACCTTCGTTCCAAAACCGAAGCCAATTACCGCGTCATCACACACACGATTGCCTCCGACATGCGCGACCGCGTGCGAACTCAGAAGCCCATCTTGTCCGGATTGGATCCCACCAATGCTGATACCGCCAACATCCTGGCCGAAATCCACCTGCGCGAGTTCGGATGCGCAATCAAGACGTTGCAGCAAGTCAATCACATTGCCTCCAGGTACCACGAGCACGCGTTTGACAACACGGATGCCTACATTCAAGACCAATGCCAAGCACAAGTGCAACCGCACGAAATGAATGCCGAACAGCGTCATGCGGCACAACTGCTTCTCGGCGTGGGCAACAGTTACTCGGAGATCAATGCCGCGCTGCGTATCATTGACGTGTCGTTGCAATCGGTGGTGGGATGCGATTCAAATGCGCGCCTCAAATTGTCGCAACAATTCAGTGCGGATGCATCCCATGCAGAAGACGCATTTGACCGCTTGCAACACATCGCCAAACAAGTTTGGAGCTTGGTCAACATGCTGGCATTGTCCAACCTGTTTCGGTTCGCTGACCCCAACCATCCCATCTGCATTCCCAATCAGGAGGACGCCATCTTCATTCCCTACGTTCCGACTTCAGTAAGTACCACCATGCACTACATGTAAAAATGCACACACAACAAAACACAAAACACAAAACACAAAACACAAAACACAAAACACAAAACACAAAACACAAAACACAAAACACAAAACACAAAAAAAAATATTTTTTTTATGTGTTTACATTCATTCATGAAACCATTTTAACACCTAAATACTCTGAACGGGGGGAATTAATTGCATTGAATAATTCTCTCGTGTTGTGCGTCTGAATTGGCGGCCACCGGTTTTGCTGTGCGACAACCACGTGTTCTGCATCGGCTTTCACGACTAAAGCCACGTGCCCATATTTGAGTTCGTCCGTGGGTGCAGGAACCCAGAACAGCATGGTGCCCGGGCGCAGATAATGCAGCGCATTCCTGACATACGGGTACACGCGCGTCTGCAATGCAACCGATTGCATGGGTTGTGTTGGTTGTGTTGGTTGTGTTGGTTGTGTTGATTGCATTGGAGCCAATGCATGAATGCGATGAAACATGTCGGTGGCATCCACCACTGACGGAAACGTCAAGCCGCGTGTTTGCATAAAGTACCGGCGCACGAATTCCACGCATTCAAACGGAATGCCGGCATTTGTTTTGTAGGTCCTTTCTCCGTGAGCCGTTTTCACATACAAATCCAACGGTACTGCCATTTTATTTTATATGAGTTATGTATAAAATAAAATAATGAGTGGATTGACACCAGCAGCACAAGCATTTGCTGCCCAATACAGAGCTGGCGTGCATAGTGGTTCGGTGGCGGAACCTTATGTTCACACACCATTAAGTCCAGAAGGACAAGCATTTGCTCACAAATTGCAGACGCATAAATCTAAAATGGATAATGATGCTGATTATGCAACCAAGGTGCGTGAGTTAAGGAGGGATTGTGTTAAGTGTGATATGGAGATAGCTGACAAATTAAGCAAATGCAAGGGTTCTAGTTGCAGTGTGATGGGCGGCAAGAAGCGATCCAAGAAGCGATCCAATATGCGATCTAAGAAAAACAGGGGCAGACGCACCACTTCCCACCGGCGGCGATCAAGGGCAAGACGGTGAGTTTGACCAGCTTGAAACTGCCGTCCAGCATGACCAGCGCGGCTGCCTCCTCCGGACCGTCCAGCGTCAAAATTAGAATGCACTTTAGCACAAAGTGCAGAAACGTGATGACCGTGTTGCTGTTCAGCGCCACTGCAGAGCCGGCTGCCGCATTCTCGGAAAACAGCGTGATGCAGTCGTGAATCAGCGTCAGGAAATGCGGCGCGTCGCTCATGTCAATCTTGCCATCGGCCATAATGTTGGCAAACGCGGTTTGCATGACGGAGCCAATGGTGCGCCGGCTGCTGTCTTGTCCCGCGTACGAATTCAGCTGCTCCAACTCCTGCGGCGTCAGCTTCGCCTGCAACTCGGCATGCACTTTGCTGATTTCGGCGCCGATTAGCGACGGGTTGTCCAGAATAACTTGCAGCTTCGTGCGCAGGGCGGGCACATTTAGGATCATGGCGAAAATCACGTCCTGCACCATGCCGATCAAGGGTTGTTGTTCTGGACTGGGTGCACTGGGTGGCGCACTGGGTGGCGCACTGGGCGGCGCACTGGGCGGCGCACTGGGCGGCGCACTTGGTTCAATTGGCGCCTCTTTAGGAGGCACAACCATGCTATTACGCACCACTGGCGCTGGAACGGAAATGCCAAGCACTGCATTGGCCTTCATACCATTCGGTAGTTTATTCAAAGCATGACGAATCATAACGCCTCCACTGGGGGCAATGACCCGTTCTCCATGGATTGGTACAAAGTGCTGTTGTTGCTGTTGCAAGTTTTGTAACTGTTGTAGTTGTTGTTGTTGTTGTTGTTCCATCGTTGTTGCGTATGTGCGTGTTGTGCATAATGTTCAGATTGTTTTTTTAAATTAAAATTTAAAAAAATCATAATAAACACACAACACAATACATTATTCACCAATATGGCCAACATTCCCATCGGTAGTTACCGAAAAAACGTACCATTTGATGAGCGCAAACTGAAAGCCATGATGATTTTGAAAGAGCATTCGGATCGCATTCCGGTTGTAGTGGAATGCAGCGAACAGTTGCAAAGCGTGCATCCACTGAAAAAAAACAAGTTCATTGTACCGTTTGAATTGACCTTGGCTCAGTTCATGTTTGTCATTCGGAAACACATGAAACTAGAATCAACGCACGCCATTTACGTCTTCATAAACAACAAACTGCATCCGACCACGTCAATCATGGGCGACCTTTATGCAACGCAAAAGGATGAAGACGGCTTTATGTATTTGGCGGTGTTTCAGGAATCAACATTTGGCAAAACGGCTTAAAGCAACTGCATCATGTCTACGTAACGTGAAGCAACACAACCCAATGGCAACCACTTATCCCACAACCACAAATGACCCGCGTCTTTCAAATCATGAATTTAATTACAATGTGATTGACGGCATCCATGCGGTCATCAAAACAACCATGCAGAGAGAATCGTGCATGTGGACATACTTGCGCAACAATCCTCCTTCGGAAAAAACGGGCTACATGTTCTCGGATGATGAAATGTTCACTGCAGTCATGAATAACATGCAAGTGGGGCACTCTGGTGCTTCGTATGCATTAACCATGCGGAACCTGCAATACATTGCCAATCACGGTTTGGATTCATATATCACCGATTTCAGGATCAAACGGCGCACTGTCATTGCATAATGTTGTGCGTCAATGATGTAAAAAATAAATATATCAATGCATTATATATATAATCATTGACATATTTTACAATGGAATCCGAACCGGTTGCACAAGAGCCTGTTGCACAAGAGCCAGTTCAAAATCAAGAGCCTGTTTCACAAGAGCCTGTTCAAAATCAAGAGCCGGTTCAAAATCAAGAGCCTGTTGCACAAGAGCCAGTTCAAAATCAAGAGCCTGTTGCACAAGAGCCAGTTCAAAATCAAGAGCCTATTTCACAAGAGCCAGTTCAAAATCAAGAGCCTGTTTCACAAGAGCCAGTTCAAAATCAAGAGCCAGTTCAAAATCAAGAGCCGGTTTCACAAGAGCCAGTTCAAAATCAAGAGCCGGTTTCACAAGAGCCTGTTCAAAATCAAGAGCCAGTTCAAAATCAAGAGCCTGTTCAAAATCAAGAGCCAGTTCAAAATCAAGAGCCTGTTGCACAAGAGCCAGTTCAAAATCAAGATCCTGTTTCACAAGAGCCTGTTCAAAATCAAGAGCCTGTGGTAGAAGAATTAGAACCACAAGCATCCGAAATCATAATTCCCACCACACATGAGGAGATTGATTCCTTGAATTTGTTTTTCATCATGAAGCATTACTTGTCGGAGCGGCTGTTGATTCGCGCCATGCATTCCATGTTGGTCATTGTGCCCGATGCATGGGCGTGGGTGTCAAACGTGGACATCACAAATGTGAATGAAGGCGTGGATCCAATGTTTGACGCAATTCAGCACCACATGAACGAGCAAACGGATTTTAAGCGCGATGTGACTTGGGAACTCAGGAAGAACGCATTCGTTTGGATCATTCGTCAATTGAACTACATTGCAAAGCACGGGGTTCCGCAGTACAAGACATTGTATACCAACTACAATCCAACAATGGATATAGAGGGGTTGTGGGTCCAGTCTGAAGTGGGGATTTAAATATGTAACAGTAACAAATATTGAATGTATTATAGTTATAATATTGTAATTATAATATACACAGCAAACACATAACACACACCGCACATATAATTCACTCATTATGTCCATCGCAACATTGAAACGCAAAACTGTGCGTGGTGGCAACCCGCGGCTTGATCCCATTTCGGGCATTGGTGCCAAGGGTTTTTCTCTCAATGGTGGGTACCGCAACATTGGAGCCGTGGGTCAGTTCCGCATGGTCTCCAACGTCACGCGCACGCCGTTCCGCGGCACGCAGCCCATGGGCAGCGGCGGGTTCAACGGCGAGTACTACAATGTGCCCTCCAATTCCGGCAGCTGCTGCACCAATGACGACGCCATCATTAAGCCGTCCACGCTTACCACGGCCGGCTTAATAGACGAAAAGTACAAGTGGACCAAGAGCCAGTATCCGCGCTACTGGGTCAAGGACGACGACAACGCAAACCGGATTACGAACACGCAGGGCCAGCTCACGCAGGCCAAGACGTGGGCGGCGGGTGCGTGCAATTTTGAAAAGGCGGCCAACGATGACCCGGCAAATGTCTGGAGCTGCAAGAACAAGTGCTACTATTGGATCAGCGGCAAGCGGAAGTTCTTGTATTACCCGTACGCCAAGTGGCTCAACACCACCAAGGTGCATACGCAAGGCGCTTACATCACGGCGGGTGGTGTGGCTCGTCTGAACCGGTTGCCCACCCCGGCGTGCATGCAGCACTATCCCATGATGTTGACCGCCAACGGGTGCGATTCAAATGCGGTCACGTGGCAACAAGCGCAGGCGCAAGGCCTGTTGCCGGCCAATTACATGACGTGTAATCCCATTGACGGCGTGAATGTGAATTGCAAATAACGATCTTTCTATAAAATGCAAAAAAATACAAAAAAATACAAAAAAATAAATCATGCTAATGTATCAAAGTATCATGATTATTGACGACCCCGAAAACTACAAGCTCGTGGGGTTTGAGCGCTCCAAAGTCCAAGGCAAAAAATACGACGCCATTCTGCGTAATAAGAAGACGCACAAAGACAAGCGCGTGCCGTTTGGCGCTGTGGGATATGAGCAGTTCAAAGACTCCACTGGAAAAGGACTCTACACGCACGTGAATCATGGCGACCCGAAACGCCGCCGCAATTATCGCACCCGCCACCACGGAGAGAACAAGCGCAAATTCAGTAGCGGCTACTTTAGCTGGAAGTACTTGTGGTAATCGGGGAACCATAGGTTCCCCGGTCCGTAGGTTTTCTGATTACCGCGGGATTTTTACCCCCAGCACGCTCTGGATTTTGTTGATGTGTGCCGCATTGTACACACCACCGCCCCGTTCCACTTCATTAATAATCGCAGCATCCATGTTGCACTTTTGCGCCAGCTCCTTCTGTGTGAGCTTCTTTTCGCACCTCGCCGCCTTCACCGCATCCGAGGTGGCTTTGCCCACATATTTTGTCTTTTTCATGTCGTCATCCGAGGCTGCTTTATACACTCCAACATTTGCAAGTGAAGATGTGGTCACTGCAGGTTTATTGGTCATGGTCGGGATTGCGGTACCGGGCCGTTTATTGAATGTCACGGTCGTCCAATCCTGACAATCAGGAACCGATGGCTCTTTGTCATCATATCTGGACATCACAAACACACGAACGAGAGATATTCAGATGATTTATGTACATCATGACCACACATTATGTTTATGTTGTTTTTTTTCATTAAAAAAAAGTTTTTTTTTAGTGCAAGTGAATTGTGCGTGCAATGCTTACCTGACCTGACAGCGGACAGTAAACTTCCAACCGGACAGTAAACTTCCAACCGGACAGTAAACTTCCATCCGGACAGTAAACTTCCATCCGGACAGTAAACTTCCACATTCGTTCATCCTTGGAAGTCTTCACTATCGTCGCTGTCTTCTTCTTCATCGTCTTCGTCTTCTTCGTCTTCGTCTTCGTCGTCGTCTTCTTCTTCTTCTTCTTCGTCTTCTTCTTCTTCGCAGTAGTCGTCGTCATCAGAGTAAGAAGTCATGTATCGCATAGGAGGAGGAGGGATCATCTCTTCGGGCAACAGCGCGTGGCATTCGCATTGGGCTTTCAATGCGCCAAACAGTGCGTCATCGTTGGCAATCTCCATTTCAGGGACGCGGTACACACCGATCACAGGATTGACTTTCACATGCAGTTCAGGCGTCATCATTTCGGGGAAGTATCGCATCAGCATGCATGCTGCATGTTCAACGCCTTCTTGTGCCATGAAGATCATCCGTTCAATGTATTTTTCCCAAAGCCGAGCCAAATTGGTCACATTTCGGACGCTGGGATTGGTCATGATCCAGTCAATTCGTGTCATGAAACGGTATAGATCCACCAAGGAACTGGCGCGCTCTATTTTCCCCCGTGCAACATCGCTGACTTGATTTGTTTTGGTGGCACACAGCTTGGCAAAGCTGCCGATGTAATCCGTGATCCATGGATTGGGCAACACATTTGAACGGTTAGTTGCACACATTTCAGTCTGGTCCGCATCACACACCTCTCCCATGACACGCGAGTGATGTGGATCACTTGCAACACGGGTGCACTGGTCCACAAATGCTTGGCGGTTTTCGGGCGTGTCCAGTGCGTTGAAGCGCGCAAGCAACTGGTCTTGTGTCATGCCATTGTACGGGTGTTGATCGCCTGGTTTGTATTGCTTGACCCCGATGTTGAAACGCAGTTGGAATTCGGGGATGGACCAGTGAATGTGTTTGCATCCGGACTCGCCATTCACGCGCCGAATGACGTTAAATGAATGCAGTGTGCGTGAACGCCAACGCCTGATGCTTTGACTGGGGTCATTCATCAGTCGGAAGGCGAGCAAGCCCGTCATGCCACCGTGCACCAAGTTCCGCACCCGACTGCTCTTCGTGAAGTGCCTTGCACCAATCCGGTTGGGAACCAAGGCCGGCAGCAGGGATCCTCCGACAGGGTTGTCTTCCTTCATCTTCATTTTTTGGTTTTGGTCCGGCGTGAATGCAATCAGCATGCCCTGTGCGCTCAGCAGTGACAATGCGTTGCGACACACGGTGACGTCCAGAGGGCATTGCCTGTTTTCTCTCAGGAAATCGTCCACAATCTTCTTCAAATCGTCCAGGTTGTTCGTTCCGTTTTCGGTCAAGCGGAATCCTTCGTAAGTCGTAGTCGCAGCAGTAGTCGCAGCAGTAGTCGCAGCAGTAGTGGTCATCGTTCGTTCGTTCGTTCTGTTGGTGGAAACTGATGTGGATTAAATCATTTTCAATCGGCTTTCAATTTTTTGATTTTCATATAGAAATCCATCATCACGTCGGATCTCAGCCCCCATACCCAGCTTAAAAAAAGGTACCAGTTCCCGGTTTTGCCTAATTAAGAAACTCATGTCAAACAAATATGTCACGCTACTATATAACCTTGTGAATCAAAATCATGACCACACCTCAAATGACAAGAGAGGCAATGCATGCGTATTTAAATGCAATTAAATTTAAGCCGCCCCACATTGTGTTCAACGAAGCGCAGCATGATCGCGATGTGAGGGATGGCTTGATTTTCATTCCCAGAAATTTGAATAATAGTCCTTATTTGCCCAGCGAACTGAGACAGGTGCATGGTGCATCATCATTGAATGTCGCAAATGATGTGGGCAAAAAAAAGGTTGTGATTGCAATCACCATTGCCCACAATTGGCCAGCTACATATGTTCAAAATTGTTTCAATGCGTTTTGCACTGTGTATGGGTTTGCACAAAGAGAAATTGAAGTCATCAATTTGGCTCCCTTTGTGGACGTAAGTGGAAACTCGTATTTTGGCAATCCATCGGTTGCTAGTGCAGCACAAGCGTCGGTGAATCAAGGGCTCATTAATGGACTCAGCACTTATATAACCAACAATGGTTCAAATTTGAGCGGGGTTACTCCAAATAACCGAACCAGCATTAGTTCAATCAATCCAATTGACAATTACGACTACACAAGTGGATCCGTGGAAGGTGATGAAAAGCTGTTTGGTTGGTTGGGCGAAATGATACTTAACTTTTGGGCAATTGCCATGAATCCAAATGCGCATTTTCGCATAATTAATGCTCATGAATTTGAGCTAGTGAACAGTGTGATTTATGCGTCCACCGATTCCAACTTTACGACCAATCCACACGGGACAACCGATTATGTCAATATGTCGTGGGGGGACTCTGAACCCGGTGGTGATCGCAAGATGTTTGATGATGAAATTTTTATAAATCCACGAATATGTTATTTTGGAGCAGCCGGAAACTTTCGTTGGGCCGGATATCCTGCCACGTCATCCAATGTGATGTGCGTTGGAGGTGCGTCTCTTTACTATGATTCCAATGACTTCGTGTCATCCACAAATCCTAATTTAAGGTTATGGGTTGGTGCAACTAACTCAGATGCAACCAAACAAAGTGACGGAGGTGGAACCGGATTCTCACATTCAACGTTTGGTGGCGCCTATCCCAGACCCGCGTATCAGGATGGATTGGCAGCACTTTCTTCATACAGCACCGACCCCAAACGCGCTTGTCCGGATATGTGTTCGCTAGCCGATCCAGCCACTGGATTGACAGTCTTTTTCACCAATAACGATGGAACTAAACTCATGAAACAAATCGTTGGAGGAACCTCACTTGCAAGTCCGTTGCTTGCTGGGTTGTTTTCCCATTTAAGCCAACGTAGAATCAACGAAAACAAACTCCCCTTGACCACAAGAGTGACTGATGTAGGATCCACCACTTTGTCCAACTCTGTTAATTTGCAGACGTTTCTTTACAGTAATTACAGTGCACATGCGTCCTCCATTTTTTATGATATTATCACAGGAACCACTACGCTCCACACGGATGCTGATTTGGGACCGTTGAATAGTGGCCAAACTTTTTCGGCTGGTACTGGCTACGACATTGCAACTGGATTGGGTGTTCCACGGATGAATGGCATCAATGAAATTATGTTTGCGTCCACAAACACTATACAATCTGTTCCCACTGTTCCCACTGTTCCCACTGTTCCCACTGTTCCCACTGTTCCCACTGTTCCCACGTCTTCTGTGCCCACGCCAAACCTTCCCATCAGTGCAGCATATGGTGGAATGTTTTCAAATAATGCGCAAGTGTATTATAAACCGCATACTGTGTCAAGCGGTGGTGGAACGGTGCGAAACAGTCGGGCCATATCGCGTAGAACCTAATTGGGTTTTGCATTTTTATTAACATGTAGTTAACTATATCAACATGTTATCAACGAATTGTGGCATGTCCAAAAAATGGGGGTACTAGTTTTCGGGAAATAAGAAACCCTGATTTTGAGACATACGCAAACGCCCCAAATACGCCCAAAATGTCGCATTTTTTTGCTAGATGCTTTTTGCCACCTTTTAACACTGCGTTAAAAATGAGAGCATTATGGTCACGTCATGTGCGTTCTAAAAAAAGTTCCGCAATTTACCTAGTGCGCGTCGAATTTTCCCAAAAGTCTTTCGTCGATCTCATTTTTGGACATCGATTCTTGTCCATTTTCTCAGAAATTTTTTGACTTTTGTGCAAAGTCGAATCGAAAAATAACAATTTTTATTTTAGGATTTGTTGTAAAAAAACGTGAGCATAATGGTCACATGTTTTAGAGGGGTGCAAAAAGTCATTTTTTTGCGCCAAAAAAAACTTAAAAAAAGGCACCAACCGGTGCATTCTCTTGTTGAAATGTTATCAATAACAATGATAACAAAATGATAACATTTGCCAAATTTCAACAAGAGCTTTTTTTGATGAAAATTCATAACACCATAAATGGTAATGCATTTGATCGCGGTTCATAACATGTATTGCTAGATGATAACAAAATGATAACAAAATGATAACATTTTGCCAAATTTGGCAACAGGAATTATTACCATTTTTTGTGAGCATGTATCGTGTGGCAGTTTTCGTGCATTTGAAAAATGTTACAAAACCGTTTTTTTTTAGTATGTCCCTTTTTCGGCAAAACCTTTTTTCTTGAAATAAGAAACCCCGATTTTGGGACATACTTCAGCCCGTTTTTGCAATTTTTGAGCAAAATCGGCTGTTTTATGTCCCTTTTTTGGCAAAACCTTTTTTCCGAAAACAAGAAACCCCGTTTTTGGGACATAATTCGGCCCATTTTGCACCCATTTTGCCCTGTCCGAGGCCATCCCCCGAAAACGGCAAAAGTGATTTTCCGAAAACAAGAAACCCCGTTTTTGGGACATGCCTTCAGCCCCACCCCGTCCGAGGCCATCCCCCGAAAATGGCAAAACCTTTTTTCGGAAAACAAGAATGCACAAAAAAATGACAATCGTAATTTGCCAAATGTCAATAACATTTGACAAACTGTATTGAAAATATAGTAAAATTTGTCAAACAGTATTAAGTTTATAAAAATGAATTTAAATGTGTTGCAATTGTAGAATATATACCATATTAAGAATGGAATACAATTGTTCAGTGTGCAACGTGGTGTGTGCACACGCAAGTGAATATACTAGACATCTGAATACGGCAAAACACAAGCAGCGTGCAAATGCATTCGCCAACGGGCTTTCATTTGAAAATGTACATGGATGTGACATCTGTGGTAAAACGTACAAGTTTAGTTCGGGGCTGAGCATTCACAAGCGCACGCATGCGCTGAAACCACAGACGCAGCCACAGACGCAGCCACAGACGCAGCCGCAAACGCAGCCACAGACGCAGCCGCAAACGCAGACGGTGCACCCCCAAGACAAGCAATTTTCGGATTTGATTGAAGTGGTGAAGGATTTGATGGTGCACAACAAGGAGGTGGTGTCTCAAAACAAGGACATGATCAACCAAAACAAGATTCTGGTGGACGCGATTCAGACGAAGATGGCGAATGACAGCACGCTGGCACTTACCATGGCGGGTTCGGGCGGCAACAGGATAACCAACAACACGAACAACATCACGAACAACACGCAGTTCAATCTGCAGGTGTTTTTGAACACGGACTGCAAGGACGCCATCAAGTTGAGCGATTTCGTGAAAACCCTGAAAATCACGCTGCAGGACCTGGAATTCACCAAAACCAACGGCATCGTAGAGGGCGTCAGCTCCATTATTGTTAATAATTTGAAGGGCATGGACGTGCACAAGCGCCCCATTCATTGCACGGACTTGAAGCGCGAGACCATGTACGTGAAGAACGACGAGTGGATCAAGGACGACCTGCACGAGCACATCAACAAGTTCATTTACTTGACGTCGTGCTACCAGACGCGGGTCATCCAGGACTGGATGAACGCGCACCCGGGGTGGGAAACCAAGGAGCGCATGCACACCGAATACCACAACATTTGCAAAGAGCTGTACAAAAAAATTGAGAACGACGAGCGCGCTAACAAGAAAATTATCAAGGCGTTTCTCAAGGAGGTGCACCTGGCCAAAACGGGAGGACCCATTGCTGCATCGGATATGGCAATGTCGTGATCTATGTGTGTGTATTTAAAATCATATTAAATACATATTGATTGAATAGTAACAATTGCATTCTATTGCGTTGTGTCTGCATTTTCTCTCTGATGTGTGAACCTGGAACCTGTATTTTGGGCAAGTATGTGATACGCGATTGCATTGGATCCGGCGCGTTTGGTGAAGTGTGGAGCGCGGATACAGTGAACACGGGCGAAATGGTTGCGGTAAAAATGGAGCGCATTCAAGGCAACCCCGCACCCACGCTGCAGTACGAGTCCCGGGTGCTGCAGCTGCTGCAGGGGGCGCGGGGAATTCCAAGGTTGCGGTATTTTGGTCGCAATGACGACATGAACCGGATTTTCATGGTGACGGAATTATTAGGACCGTCGCTGGAAACGTTGGCAATTTCGCAACGGATGGACATGCCCGCCGACATTGCGAAAAATCCGCCTCCCGCTCACTCCGAATTTATCACACGAATCGGGCGCCAAATGCTGCAACGGTTAAGGCACATTCACGCTTGTGGCATGGTGCATCGCGACGTGAAGCCCGATAATTTCCTTTTTGCGCGCACACCGGTGTTGGACTTATCAAGACGCGCCGCCCAGTTGATGACTGATGTGCCGTTGCTGTATGTCATTGATTTCGGAATGGCCAAACGGATTGACCTCATCAAGGAGGGGGCACGGGAACATGGGTTCCCGTTAATTGGAAGCCCGCGATACGCCAGCATTTTCGCACACCGGGGCGAACCACTGGGACGCAGAGACGACATTATATCCATGATGTATTCGCTCATTTATGTGGCCAATGGTGGCGGGCTGCCTTGGATGGGATATTCCGAAAGTGAGGCGGCATACATAAAGGACAATATGACGCCGGCCGAACTGTGTGCGGAACTGTGTGAGCGGCACAAGGATGATTGGGCCGATATTTTGGAAGGGCTATATGCCCTGAAAGCGGGACAAACACCGGATTATGCGTGGATAGAGTCCATGTTGTGATGAGATGAGATGCGATTCGGTGCGATTCGGTGCGATTCGGTGCGATTCGGTGCGATGCGATTCGGTGCGATGCGATGTGCATTTATTATATCAAACAGTTATAAAAGGTTCTTGCGAACATTGAATAATTGGAATGGCGCACGAAGAATTGAAGTTGCTGGCGGTGTACGCCATGTTTGGCGTGAGCACCATGAATGATGCAAATTTAGAACGCGCCGCGCAACGCAAGCTGTCATTGAGTTCCAAATCCCGGTTTGGCGTGTTTGTCACCCTGCGTCGCCACGAGAACGTGTTCAACGTGGATCGGTTGGACGAAATGCAGCTTCACGGGTGCTTAGGGTACTGGACCTCCAATTATCAATCCATGACGCCCGAAGACATTGTTGCTCGGGTGCGGCAGTTGGCACGCGATGTGCGATTCAATGACGAGCGACGCTTGCAATTTGACACCGATGTGGACGAAGACGCGTCGGCGGTGATTGAAATCAGTTTCATGAATTTGCCGTTGGGCGAGGTGGGCGAAGTGAACGCCGGCGCATTCAGCAATAAAACAATGGGACTGGTGGTGGATTCGGGTGCCGGAAAACGGGCAACTTACCTGCCCGGTGTGTTTCCAAATGCGAGTTGGAACCACATTTCTCACAGCTTGCGACAGAAGGCGGGACTGGGGCGCACGGCTGCGGCACGATTTTATGCGTACGAAACCACTGTGGTGACGTTTCAGGCATACAACACTCTGTTTTCTGCACAGTCGGCATCGCAGCTGCGGTCCGACGTGGCATTTTTTTATTTGAAACACTACGACCAGTTTGTGCCGTACCAGTATGACGCGGCGACCCATGTAGCGATTGTGGACGAACGCCAAGCGGTACGCAACGTGGCGTGCATTGGGGATGTCATTGTGCTGGCGCGCGACTACCGGGCAGCATTTGAAGGCAAACCCATTCTCTCCAATTTGGAGTACTACTATCAAAAATGGACGAAAAATCCGGATCTCCAACCGGCAATTTTTCTGGTGCGCGCATTCAATGCAATGGGCGTGCACGCCTCGCGCGTGCAGTTGATGGCTTCTAAACTGTACACTGCAATTGCGTCAAACCAACTGGAACCGCAATTTGAACTGGGGGAAGCAGTGTCTGTCTTGGCTCAGGTGTCGGTTCCGCGCATGAAAGTGCTGAATGCGGCACTGGACGTCATGCGCAAACGCGCCGAGAGAATGTTGCATGCCGAACCCACCCAACTTGACAACGTGTTTGAAATGAACTGGCAGAGTCAAAGCGTGCGCAGCGTGTTTCAAAGTCACATGCAAACGTTGAACACGAAATCCAAATCCAGAACAAGCATATCGGCACACGATGCTGCCACAAAAGAAACCTGCATGAATCATGTGACCATTTTATTTCGCGCGTTTATGAAAATGACACAGCGCACCATTTTGCGCGTGGCTGCATTGGAAACCAATTATTTGGCGGTCATTTATGAATTTCTGGTGAATTTGGAGGCGGCTATTGTTTTATTTGAACGTGACCCGCTGCCCGAACACTACGCGCAGCATGCCATGCTGGGTGCATTTCATGATGAAATTCGCAACCAACGGCTGCGCTATTTTTCTGCATTGATGAAACGGAGAGGCGATTACGGTCTGTACTACTTTAAAGGAGACCGACGGGCCCGTTTGGATATCACCGGGCACGTGATGAACCTGCACATTGTTTGATGAAATGGAACACAAAAAAGTATATGAAATATTAATGTGCAAAAAACGAATTTAAAGAGACGTCACTGATTTTCATTCAGAACGGAAACAATCATGAGTGAAACCGACGCAAGCACGCCTAAGCGACTCACTGGTCGCGTGAAGTGGTTCAACAACAAGACGGGGTTTGGGTTCATCACTGCACTGGAAGACAGTGACGGTGTCAGCAAGGACAGCGACATCTTTGTGCACCACTCCACAATCAAGGTTGAAAAGGAGCAGTATCGTTACTTGGTTCAAGGAGAGTATTTGGAATTTGAACTCTCTAAAATCACTGACTCGTCCAGCAAGCACGAGTTTCAGGCTGCGAATGTCAGTGGCGTAAAAGGTGGCAAGCTCATTTGCGAGACGCGGTTGGAGAACAGGTCGGAGTCTACACCCAGACCCAAACGCGCCGCCCCAGTTGAGTCGTCCAACTCCAACTCCGGCAAAGGCGGATGGACCACAGTGGAAGGTCGCAAGTCCTTTGCACCAAGGCAGTCAGGCGGAAGTCAGTGGCGTCGTGGTTCAAGCGCTCCATCTAGGGGGCGTGGTGGTTCTAGTGCTGGTGCTGGTGCTAGTGCCGATTCAAAGAAAGAATGAATCGTTTAAGGTGGCGCGCAAAATTGATATTTTTCATTAGTATTTGTTGGTTCAAATGCTAATGATGATGCAAATGCCAGTTGCATGTTGTGTCTCAATTATTTGTCAGCATGGGTAAATTAACCTCATTGAAGAAAGGCAACACCTTTTGTGGGCGTTTGGTGTGGTGAGTTGAATTAAGGACGTTGTTCACGTAATACTGCACCAATTTGGTGTATTTTATTTCGTCGTTGGATTTGCCGTGTGGAATGATTTGCATTAAACATATGCATGGGACACGAGTTTTGTTCGACAACTGCATAATCAGAAACATGTCGTCATTTACAATGACATTATCATCCAATTCGTCTCGGTCTTCATGAAGAATATCCTTTGAAACAAGAATGACTGGCTGACTTGTGAACGCGGCTGTTTGAACCAGTGTATGATCGGCCCGTACCATTGCCGAATCCAACTTATGTTTTGTATGATTATGAACATGACACGAACTGAACTGCACGATGCTGCGTGTTGGATTATTGCTCGCTCCCGAACAAAGATGAACTATGCCGCCATTGATCTTGTATTTTTTCATGAGTTTTTCAACGCGAGCCACGAATTGTGGCGTGCTGAAATGTTTCAGTGGAGCGTGTTTCATGAACAAATAATACGTGGTTTGTGTGCGGTACAGCATTTCATGGTCGTTCACGTCCAGCTTTTCAAACGTGGTGGACACGCACTTGTACTTCAGTTGATAAATGATGTTGAAATCCCACACGATGCACAACAAATGCGGGATAGCATTCGAAATGCACATATTGGGTGCCTCGGGTTGTATATTAAACTCTTTGGTATATGCAAACAAATCAAGAATGTTCAAATGTTTACTAATTGGAGCCATGCTGTGCGTCATGGGACTGTTGATCCAACGGTAGCACGCGGACTCAATGCGCGTGGGCGGTAGAAATATGAGCTGTTTGTGTCCGCTCAATAAATCAATTGGATACTTTACTCCATTCATGCGAAGCCCTACATGACATGGGATTGGTGCGCCAGTATCATTCAGCATGAACCAGTGATAACCGTGAGGCGACTTGGCAATCACAGTGTCTTTGGGCAAATACTGGTCAATCGGTTTGTCGTCCATTCCGGTGGCACCGACAATGGTCAACGGTTCGTTGGAATCAATATCAAACACAACCACGTTGTTCAAAAATGCCGCCATGGTGTTTTTATTTTCAAACTCGTTTTTGGCGTGCGCTGTATTTGCAACGGCATGGTGTGGCTTGTTTGTCACTATTTTTTTGTTGTTGATGTAGCCGTCAATCTCCATGTTGATCACGGACCACTTCACGTGCGGGTTCCGTTTGCGAAATTCGTCGCCTCCATTTAATTGATCAAATGCATTTTTCATAATCACGTGTATGTAGTAGTAGTCACTCGTGATGTATGCATACGCAAGTAGAACAATTATTGCCGCAATGATGCAAATGTACAATGTGTCCAGTTTCATTTGTGTGGGTACAATAATAATTTATTTTATTTTTGTACTGGAAACACATTTTGTACCGAAAATGAAAATGCATCCGACGTCGTTCCAAAAAACAGTATGAATGAAAAAAATTGAAAGTATTTGGATTGTTGGGTTGTTAAGTCAGTGCTTCTACCAAACGAACGAACGAACATGCAGACTCAGACTCAGACTCAGACCTCTCAACCCGACATTCTTCAACAGTTTACCGACATGTTGAAGAGTCATTCCATCGTTGTGAGCGACCGTGAAAATCTTGTCAAGCTCCTTGAAAACATCGTTGAACTTTGTACCCAAATGCCCAAGACCAAACTCAAAGCCGCCGTCAAAGCTGCCAGCAAACCTCCCGCGCCTGCCGCTGCCAAGAAAGCTCCTGCCAAGAAAGCTCCTGCCAAGAAGAAACAAGAAGAAACGCTCGTCGGACCAGAGGATGCGGGTGCCTGTCCCATGGTTTCAGACATTGTCAATCCCGTTGTGGCGCGTCGTGGCCGTCCTCGCAAAAATGCTGCTCAGACCAACAACAATGATGTCGTCGCAACACCAGCCGCTGATGCCGAAAAGAAGAAGCGCGGTCGTCCTAAAAAAGACAAAACACTCGTCGTTTCATCCAATGATGACGAAGATGAGCTGATTGCGCAAATGATTGCCGATGTGAAGTCGTTGAAGTCGGCGGTTGAACCAGTTTTGAATCACGACGACGATGCAACCGACACCGAAAACGAAGACGCGATTGCTTCATCAGTCGTCACCGTCACCATCGCGACAACCACACCTACTGCAGATGTGTCGGACAACGACAACGACGATGTGCCCCCCGCAAAAACAAAAGGAAAAGGAAAGGTAACCAAACCCAAAGAACCCAAAGAACCTAAAGAAAAGGCGACCAAAGTCAACAAGAACAAATCTGCACCTGCACCTGCACCTGCACCTGCACCTGCACCTGCACTAACCCCAATGAGTGTGTCCGTGCCTTCACCTGCTGCAGAAGTGCCAACGCGTGAAAACAAAGCGGGTCGCGATGGCAAGTTCTACTTGATGCCGAATTTCCCAAGATCATCGTTCACATACAGCGGCAAGACTTACCTTCGCACGGAAACAGACAATGTGTACGACAACCTCACACTTGAGATGGTTGGTGTGTGGGATCACTTGACCCATGAAATCATCACGGCATTTGACGAAGACGAAGACGTGGAAGAGCTGTGGATGGCCGACGAAGAATGAAAAAAAAAACAACGACTGAAAGAACAACAATGTAAGTATTGAGTGTTATAAGTGTATGATGTGTGATAAAAAAAACAAAAAAAAAATAAAAAAATTTTTTTTTATAGACTGAAATGCATATAAACCTAAATGCATGCATTTCAACATAATTATCCCAAAATCATGAACATTGAAACCACAGAATCAGACATGAATAACAACACAGAAAACGAGTTGATATCATTCGTGTGCACTGCATTAAATATTCAGGTACATGAACTGAAAGAAGGCACGACGATCCCGAGAGACATGCTTATTTCCCCCGAAAAATACGAAAAACTGAAACCACATATTGCAACATTGAAAAAAATATTCAGCAGCAAAACCATGACCAGTATGCATTCATCTGCAGAATCCACTCAAAAATGGCCATGCATTAACCTAATTCGTCAAGTGTTGAAACGAATGGGTTACGACATTCGCCCTGAAAGAAGGTGCGCCGGACGCGATGAATCCGGAAAAAAAATATTTGAACGTTTTTTCATATTGTATAAAAGAGAGAATTTTACTGTCACCGTTATTCCCGAAGAGGAGGAGAATTCATGATATGCCGGCGGAAGTCAATCGCGCAGTGAGTGCCGCCACTCTTGATTCTAATGCGGCAATCCGAGCCTCGGCAGCATTTGCATTTGCTAGCGCGTTTCCAGAGTACACAAATGCCAGCAGTGCATGGGTGTGTTCCGGTGTGGATATTTTTACTGAATCTGACTTGGCTAAAGTGACGCTAAACTCTATGCAGTTTTCATGTGATATGGGAGCAGCATTCAATTTCCATTCTTGTGTTACTAAGTGGTTTGTCTTGGATTGAATGGTCACAATGTCGTTGATGCGAAGCATGCTCAGGAACCTGTGAATATTTGTGCCAGAATTGTCAATCCATGACACGTGCAACTTTGTGGCTGCCAGTTGATTTGCGTTGTTCCAGGAAATGTAACTTGGGAAAGTTGATGAATTGCGATACGTGTTCCATCCTGTGGCGGTTGCGGTGTTTGCAGCTCCTGTTGTGTATGGTGACGGTAAATCTGAACGGTTTATTGTGGCCGTGATCGGGAACACATAATGGCAAATGGTTTGTCCGGATGGGCCAACTGGACCAATCGGGCCATCAAGTCCGCGTGCTCCTTGCGGCCCTTTTTCACCGGTCTCTCCTTTTGCGCCGGGTGGTCCGCGTTGTTGCAATGATGCTCGCATTATACACAATAAAAATATATAATTTTGTTGGATTTGGATGCAAAACCAATGCAATTCGGTTCAATTGTTTATTTTTTTCGTATTATTTTTTTTTGGGTTGTTGGCACATTGGTTGCAAGCAGCTGGGCAATCGGGGACACTTGTTCAACCGATGCAATAATATCGGTGCGTTCATCGGTTACGACGGGTTCACTGATGACAGGTTCAATGTTAGTCACTTTTTTTCGGATGACTTTCCTTTTTTCAATTGGATTTGGTGCTGTGATTGTTGGTACTGTGATTGTTGGTACTGTGATTGTTGGTACTGTGATTGTTGGTACTGTGATTGTTGGTACTGTGATTGTTGGTGCTGTGATTGTTGGTGCCTCACTTGATGCTGCTGTTTTCTTTTTTATGATTCGTTTTTTTGCAACTGGCTCTTGCATGGGTGCTGGCTCTTGCACTGACTGTGTGGGTGCTGGCGCTTGCATGGGTGCTGGCGCTTGCGCCAAGTATCCAAGCGGATCCAATACAGGATCCACATGCATGTTCTTGAATTCCTCCGATTCTTGAATGGTTTGCATGATGTCGTCTTCTGGAATGCCGTACTTTTTTGAAAACGCCTTCACAATGCAGATGTGGAAATCCGCAACATGTTTGAAGAGCACATGCAGTGTTGCTGCATATGCATCCCGATGAGTCTTAATCTCAATTGGAACATATGGCACCTTTTTGCCATCATCTAATATGTACACTGGTTCAATCATCGCACGTTGACAGTAAACTTTCTTTCGCATGAACAAATTAAATTGAACGCGTGGTTCAAATCAATTTTTTTTTAATGGTGGTTAATGGGGTACTCTTATTTTTTTCAATGGCGATCTGAACATTTTTTGCATGTGTGGGGTGGCGCGTTTGAAAATATTGGCATAATGTGTAATTACGTAATCCACGGTTTTGTCTTTTGCTTTGGGATACACCAACAACTCGTATGCATGCCTTATGTCGGGGTGCGCACTAAGAATGGCGATGACTTGAGGATCATCATCCAACGGTTTCAACTGGGCGTAAAATTGTTCGGCCGAAGTGGTGTCTGGCTGCAGTCGGACGATCTCATATGGGTTTGAACCTTTGTAAATCACGACAACTGAGAGATGCGACGATAAATCTCTCCAAAATTGTTCTAGAGGTTTGTTTTTTCCCCAACATGAAGGGTCAAATGCAAATTTGCGAGTCTTCCTGTTTCGTCGTGTGCGGGTCCGGCGAGTTGGCATGGCGCCTATATTGTGTATTCATAAAATAAAATGTTTCAATTTTCACCTTCAGTGTCGCTGTCATCGTTCATCTCGTTGCCGTTCTCATCATAAAAACGACCATCACCGGTCATTTGTCCATTGACGAACTTGCCTTCATATTTTTCACCGTTTGCAAATGTCAATGTTCCAGTCCCGTGCATTTCTCCATTGTTCCATTGACCTTCATATTTATCCCCGTTTGTCATGTGCATCACTCCATCCCCGGTCATTTGTCCATTGACGAACTCGCCTTCATATTTTTCCCCGTTTGCATATGTTAATGCTCCATTCCCGTGCATTTTTCCATTGTTCCATTGACCTTCATATTTATCCCCGTTTGTCATGTGCATCACTCCATCACCGTGCATTTGTCCATTGCTGAACTCGCCTGCATAATTGCCGTAAAATGAATTTGTGAAAACAATTTTACCTTGTCCGGACATGGTATCATTATCCCATTCGCCTTCGTATGTTGTTCCATTTGACATTTGAATTGTTCCGTTGCCTTGTTTTTTATTATTCACAAACTCTCCTTCGTATCTTGTGTACGTTCCATCGGGGTAATATTCTATCAAAATTCCATGGCCGTCCATTTCATACGTCACTTGAGGCGGCGCACACCGTGCATTCTCGCGACAAATTGGGGATTGTATGGGAACGCGGGCCTTTGCTTCTCCGTGATAAACTATTTGGAGGGATCCATTATCATATTCAACTTGTGACACCATGTAACGCGTGTCATCACGTGGACGAGGATCATGACCAAGAACGACGCTAAGGGCACCTCCGCGTTTCAACTTGCGACGACGAGTTTTGAGAACCTTTTTAGGCATGTTATTTAATAAAAAGAGAAAATTACCTGAAGCTTTACCTGAAAATTGCCAGAATCTTTACCTGAATCTTTGCCAGAATCTTTGCCAGAAGTAGTGCGTGGTTAGTCGGAGAGATATTAATGAAGGCGAAGATCGTGAGAGAATAGTGTGCGTGTGCGTTGAGAATTAGTGGAGTGGAAGTCGTTGTGAATGAATTGAAGTTGGTGGTTAGCGTAAGTGATGAGTTGAATGAGTTCGTGGTGGTGTGTGATGTTAGAATGTGAAACGTTGGGTAGTAGAATATCGTGAAGAAAGCGGAATGCGATGTCGGTGGTGGCCTGAATGACGGCCTGAATGATTTGAGCGATGTGTTCATGCTTGTGGGCGAGCAAATGATTGCGCCAAATGGCTTGCTTGAATTTGTGAAGAGTGATGTTGTTGGCAACGAAAGCCTTGCGAAGATTGAAATTGATGGCGACGCGATCAACTTGGAAACGAGGCAAATCATGGAAACGCAAATGTGGAACGGAAGAGATGATGGAAATGATGGAATCAACGTCGTTTCGCATGGATGCGTTTTGAATGGTTCTGCGAGCCTGATATAACTGGTTAAGGAAGTGATGATCAATTTCGCGTCCACAAAGCACATCGTTGGGATCGCGAGGCATGCCTCCAGCTCCCGCATTTTCCCGCATCCACTGCAAATAGTGTGGATTGTGTCCGCGAGTTTCAAATCGTCCAGTGTTCCAAGACCAAAGTCGCTTACACTGGGTGCAGAACATTTGGTCACAGCCATCGGTCTTGTGAACAAGAACCTTGCAATTAGGGCAGGGCTTAGTGTCATCCTTCAAAAGAGCGACAGAAGCGACGGTATCAGGATTGCACACATGGTGCGGATCGTCGCGTTCCGCCTTGGTTTCCCTGCAATGAGAGCAAGTGAACTTGTCACAGGTTGCACACTTCCAAGCGGAAGACACGAATCCGTTGCAGTCGGAATGAGCACAGCGATGAATGAATAGGTTGTCGCCCTCGCCCTCGCCCTCGCCCTCTGCATGTGGTATCGGTCCATGTCGTCGCAACTGATTTTTGGTTTGCATCAAATCCTCCTTGAGTGCCTGAAGGCGCTTGATTTCGGCATTGACAGACTTGATTTGATGATCAATGTTTTGGATGAGTCGGTCATGAGCGACGGCAGCTTGAGCTGCAGGAAGCATGGCTTGTTCTTGGGCGAAGAGAATGTCCTGCTGGTGCCTTGCGAATTGTCCTTGAAGAAATGTCTTGGTAAGTCCGAGATGCTGAAGTTGAGAATGAGTGAATTGAGTGTTGCAGAACATGCACTTTGGAACAGTGACGTCTTCGCCACAGAGGAAAGTCTGGTAGCAGGCGCGGCAAGCAGTCTTGGCACAGGAATCAAAGGGGCAGGAGATGGGTTTGTGGTTGGAGGCATTGAAGCCGTCACAGCAGATGGTACAAGTATCGTTCGTCGTCATGTTTGTATTCTGGTAAAGAAGCACTGAGAATAGAGAGACGGAGAAGAAAAGAAATCAATTTTTTTAGAATACTATACATGTTGGTGAATAGGTGTTGTGATGCTGGTCGCCCCCTTGTCACGTGACCGGGTTTATTAATACTCCGTTAAAGAGCCATAGCTCATAATGAGAGCCATTTCTCAACATTATGTATTGAATAAATGATTGAATTTCTCTCACATTGGATGTTTAAAGAATGAAAAAAGTTAGACTTGTGCATTGTTGTTCGCGATTTGAACGCAATGTGGTGTGCATTTGTGAATGATGCATCAGTTCAATAATGATTCCTCAATAAATATGATGCATTGATTATTGATGTTGAAAGCAATAAGCGATATAAAGATTTTCATGTGTTGTAATGCATAAATGACTGAATCATTTGATATAGTGGATTTGATAGAGAACAACCCGATAACGAAGTTATCAACCACCTACCAAAACAAACTGTTGACAAGAATCAAGACGAAATTTACGGAGAATGAACAACAAATGTTTGTGGCAAGTTTTTATGGGTTTTTAAACTATGACTCCAAGACGGATTTTGTGATTGATTTGGATGACGTGTGGAAGTGGGTTGGATTTGCACAAAAGGTGAAAGCCACGGTTCTGTTAGAAAAAAATTTTATTATAAACAAAGACTACAAAAGATCGCTTACCCAGCTGGGAAAGCAAACAGACCACACCAGAGGTGGTCACAATAGAGAATTATTTTTATTAAACATTTCCACATTCAAACGGTTTTGTTTGAAAGCAGGGACAAAAAAAGCGGATGAAATTCACGACTACTACATTAAACTAGAAGAAACATTGCAAGAGGTGGTGCATGAAGAAAGCACCGAATTGAAACTGCAATTAGAAAAAAAAAGCATAGAATTGGAAAAGTCAGAGAAAACAAGAGAAAAAATAAGAGAGAAAACATTGTTGGAACAATTTGGAAGCAATGTGCAATGCGTGTATTATGGCATCATAGATGATTTGAGTGACACAAATGAGCCATTGATCAAGTTTGGAAATTCAAATAATCTGAGAAATCGCGTGCTGAATCACAAAGAAACATACACAAACTTTCGTTTAGTGAATGCATTCAAAGTGGAAAATAAAATGCAAATAGAAAATGCAATCAAAGAACACCCGATGTTTGTTGAAAGACGACGAACAATCACGTTAAAAAATAAAAAATACATAGAATTGTTAAATGCGAATGAGTTGTCATTCCCGACACTTGACAAAATAATAAAAGACATAATAGTGAACACTGAATGCAATATTGTGAATTATATGAAATTAGTAGAAGAGAACAAGCGATTGAAAAAACAATTGGAAGCTCACGACGAAATAAATAACGTAAACGAACTTGTTTTGTTGAGAGCCGAAAACAAACATTTAAAAATGGAAAATTTAAAACTAAAAAAAGGAAATAAAAATGTGTTGAACGATTGCGATGTCACTGCATTATGCGGTACTGAAATCGCAACCGAGATAACAGTGAATGAAACTGAAGTTGAAAATTATAGCATCATAATGAACAAATTGAAAAAACACAATCACACAAAAAGCAATGATGGATTGTATCACATTGATGGAAATACATATGAAATATTGCGTGGCACACGAGAAGAAGTGTGGAATGGCAAGTCATATCTAACAACAGGTGGAGTGCCAAAAAGTGGATTAATTGTAAATAAGTCCGGTAAAATCGTTTCAAAGGTTAAATCAGTTGAAGGACTCAAGATTAATCGGTTTGGAAAGATTAATGAATGAACAAAAAAGTCATATGTGCAATGAATATCTACCAATGATTCGGAAGCAATGTTCCCTTGTCACATGTTGGTCACGTGACCGGCATAGCCATTCCTCATAATGAGGGCCATGCCTCATAATGAGAGTCATTCCTCAACATTATGTATTGAATAAATGATTGAATTTCTCTCACATTGGATGTTTGAAGAATGATCTGTGCATGTTGGGTGCATTGTTGGGTGCATTGTTGGGTGCATTGTTGGGTGCATGTTGGGTGCATTGTTGGGTGCATTGTTGGGTGCATTGTTGGGTGCATGTTGGGTGCATGTTGGGTGCATTGTTGGGTGCATTGTTGGGTGCATTGTTGGGTGCATGTTGGGTGCATTGTTGTTGTCGTGTGACTGACCGCAGTTATCGGATTAGTATTTGAACGGATATCAAG